TCAATCGTGCAGGTGTTCGGCGGCGTGCAGGGTATTTTCCAGCAGGCAGGCGCGGGTCATCGGCCCGACGCCGCCCGGCACCGGGGTGATCCAGCTGGCGCGTTGCGCTGCCACTTCGTATTCCACGTCGCCGACCAGTCGGCCGTCGGCCTGGCGGTTGATGCCGACGTCGATGACGATGGCGCCTTCCTTGATCCACTCGCCCTTGACCAGTCCCGGCTTGCCGGCAGCGACCACCACCAGGTCGGCGCGCGACACATGGTCGGCCAGGTCGCGGGTGAAGCGGTGGGTCACGGTGACGGTGCAGCCACCCAGCAGCAACTCCAGAGCCATGGGCCGGCCGACGATGTTCGAGGCGCCGACCACGACCGCATCCATGCCGTACAGGTCGGCGCCGGTGCTGGCGAGCAGGGTCATGATGCCTTTCGGGGTGCAGGGGCGCAGGAGGGGCATGCGCTGGGCCAGGCGGCCGATGTTGTAGGGATGGAAACCGTCCACGTCCTTGTCCGGGTGGATGCGCTCCAGCAGCAGGGAGGCGTCCAGGTGGGCGGGCAGGGGTAGCTGGACCAGGATGCCGTCGATGGCGGGGTCGTCGTTCAGGCGGTCGATCAGGGCCAGCAGGTCGTCCTGGCTGGTTTCGGCGGGAAGATCGTAGGCCTGGGAGAGAAAGCCGACTTCCTCGCAGTCCTTGCGCTTGTGCGCCACATAGACCTGAGAGGCCGGATCGGTGCCGACCAGGATCACCGCCAGGCCGGGAACGCGCAGGCCTTGCTGGCGGCGCTCGGTCACGCGTTGGGCTATCTGCTGGCGAAGGTTGGCGGCGATCGCTTTGCCGTCGATCAGTTGTGCGGTCATGTCGGAAGGGTAACCATCGAATCGGGTGGAAAAAGGACGCGCATTTTCGCATGGACGCCGCCCGGGGCAAAGGAGGCGACCCGTGGATTTGCCGTAACTCCTTTATATAGCTGAATTTTTTTAAAAAACCCGTTGACGGCCTTTCGCCCCCTGTATAACATGCGCCCCGCTTGCCGAGCACAGCCGGACGCAGGGTAAGAGGTAAAGCAAGTCGGTTGCTGACTTTGTGATTGCCAGAGCTTAAAGTTTGCGCTCAGCATTGAATGCAGATGAATAAAGCGCCCGTAGCTCAGCTGGATAGAGCATCCGCCTTCTAAGCGGATGGTCGCAGGTTCGAGTCCTGCCGGGTGCGCCATTCGGCGAATCGGCAAGAAGCAGGCGATGTTTTACCGCAAGTCGTAATATGGTGGGCGTAGCTCAGTTGGTAGAGCACAGGATTGTGGCTCCTGGTGTCGTGGGTTCGATTCCCATCGTCCACCCCATATTCCGAAGCGCCAGGCCCGGGGCCTGGCGTTTTCATTTCCAAGCAGTGTCCCGCGGACGTGGTGGAATTGGTAGACACACTGGATTTAGGTTCCAGCGCCGCAAGGCGTGAGAGTTCGAGTCTCTCCGTCCGCACCACCTTATAAATCAAGTGTTTACGAGCTTCAGCGGCCCTCCATGTAGATGCGCTGGATTATCAGCGTGAACAGAACGTGAAATGCGACTTTCACGGACTTGATCAAGAACCCCTACAGCATCCCTTACCCTGGCTGGAGCAAGATGGGCATATCGTTCAGTCATCGCGACTGTCGAGTGTCCGAGCAGATCCCGAACATCCGCCAACGGAACGCCGGCGCTGACCAGCCATGCCGCGCAGGTGTGGCGCAGGTCGTGAATCGTAAAGTCCGCAATCTTCGCTGCCTGGCAGGCCTGCTTGAAGCCGGCCGAAAGCGATAACACTCGATCACCGTTAGCGCGCGCAAAGACCCAGGGGCATTCCGGGCTGGTCTCGGACCTGAATGCCATTCGTCGCTTTAGTGCTGCCATCGCCCCTTCGTTGATCGGGATGCTCCGGCGCTTGCCTGCCTTCGTGTGGGATGCCTCCAAGTAGATCAGTCGATTGGCGAAATCCACTCTGCGCCACTCCAGGCCAAGCATTTCCTCCCGCCGGCATCCGGTGTTTACCGCTAGGCGGATGAAATCCTCGAGCATCGGGCCAAACTTCTGGACGCGCGCGGCGCGGCACAGGGCCTCGACCTCCGCCCTGGTCAGCCAACGATCACGCCCCTCGGCCTCGCGCATCTTCCGCCCCTTAACGGGATTCGGGAGGGCCCACTCCAGTTCTGTGTTGCAGTGGTTTATCGCCGCGGACAGTGCGGCGAGTTCTCGGTTGATGGTTGCCGGGGATGCGCCGGCATCCAACCGATGCGCTCCGTATCCCCGGATGTCCTGGCCCCCTAGATCGTTGACCACGCGTCCGGCAAAATACTCGCGCAGCGGCTTTATGCGGTGCACGGTCGTTTCGTAGCTGCGCTGATGCTGGCGAGCGTGCTGCAGGTACGGAATGATCACCTCCTCAAAGGTCCTGGGCGGATTCACGCCCATTTCCTTTTCCTTCCACGCTTTCGCGCGCTCCTGTTGCTCTAGTGCTTTCGCCGCCGAGTAGTCGGCAGTTCCAGAAGAGCGTCTAACAAGCTTTCCTGTTGCTGATTTGAAAGAGATCCACCAGTAGGCGGAGTCGTTTCTCTTGTACGGCATACTTCCTCCGGTACGCCGACCGCGTCGCGCATGCTAGCAGCGGCTTCCTCTTCAAGCATCTGTTCGAGCTTTTCCTTGTGGACCCGGATGGTCTTTTTGAACCTGACCACCGGGATCAGCTTTTCGTCCGCGTAGCGGTACGCGGTCCTGCGGCTCACGCCGAGAATGCCGGCGGCCGCCTCAACTGAAATCAAAGACATAGCGAGACCTTGGCCGATCAACGGCATCGGGTTGGCGGGTAGAATTCGTGGAGGCTTGGCCGGGCAGGGCGCCCGCATCGGGCAATATGGGGGTTAACTGCTCGGTCAGGCCTTCTGGTAGGATTTGAACGCCCAGCCGGGCGGGCCTCAGGAAGAGGCCCTAGTGGGCTCGGCTGGGCTACTTCGGTTGTTTCTGCTTGTTGCGGCGAGCGATGATCAGTTGCTTGGACGCCGTGGCAACTCCCTTTACAACGTCTTCCGGGAGAAGCGCCTCATTGCAGTGTGGGCAAAGCGGAGCCATCTTCGTGCTGCGCCACGCTTCGTCGATCACCTTGGCCGCACGGCTGCGGATTGCAAACTGCTCTGCCTCATGCAACTCTCGGCGGCGCCTGTTCAAGTCCTTCAAGCCGCCGTCGAATACCTGTACCAGGTGCATGAAGGCATCAAACGGCTCGACCTCCGTTTCACAGTCGCTGCACCAGATGCGGCGCTCCTTGTCGTCGTAGACCATTTTCCTGTGACGGCATGAAGAAACCGGGCGCCTGGTCAATCCACGGGCGACTCGAAGGTCCTCGATCTGGACGACCTTTACGCCGTAGAGGTATTCATGGGGTTCAATGGGTGCGTCGCTCATTCAACTCTCCATACCGTTCTGCTTCAATTGGCTGGAAAACCACCATCGCCCATCGCCATCCATCCCAAGCAGCCTGTGTGTTGCTGTCGAAATATCGAATGTTGCCCTGGTCATCGACGTAGCTAGACAGGTCGAATACGCCGGCCATGCGTTTCTCGAATTCCTCCCGTTTCATCACTCCCCACCTCCCATAGACTTGCCGATCTCGGCGGCGGCGCGGACGATGGCGCGGCGCGTTGCCTGTTCATCGCTTTGGCCCTTCTCGGGGTTCTGTTGCAGGTAATCGCCATCTGGCGAGCCATCGTCATAGATAACGCTTGCCATGCCTGGGTAGCACTGGACCTCGAATCTCAGCTTCACCGCCAGCCTCAGCGCGTCACCGTCGTCGGTGAGCGGGTTCCACGGGAAGCTGCACTGACCTGGATTCCTTACCCCTTCGCCATTCATCAAAAAATCACGATGTAGCGGGTCGTCTAGCCTGCTCCGCTGAATGTTCATCCCCGCCGCCCGCGCCGCCAGTTCGAGTAGTGTGCGGTCGTTCATTGCGTTGCTCCTTCTAGGGCTGCTCCGATGATCCTTTCGATCTCGTCGCAGTAGTCGTAGATGTCATTCGGGTGACTGCCGTTATTCAAGCCGCTGACCATGTTCACGAGGTCGCGGGTAAGTGGGCGGAGATTCCCGTCGACCTCGGCTTGAACGGCATGTAGCGCTCCCCGCAGCGCATCGTTCTGCGCCCTCAGCCGGTCGCGCTCTTCGGCTCTACGCTTGGCGGCCTCGCGCCAATACCCACATCCGCCAGGATGCTCGGTGCATGCGGATAACTCGTCGCTCAGCCCGTCGATCTCGTCCAGCAGGGCGAGGATGGCTTTGGGGTTGGCGGCGGAATCGAATAATTCCCAAGCAGAGGAGATCGGCTCATCCTCGCTCCGCTCAATTCGGATCACTTCTTCAGCCAGCCTCCGCAGCTCTGCGTGGTCGGTCATGACTCTTCCCTCCGATAGAAGCCTAGGCGGTTGAGCGCCGCCTCTAAGTCGAAGTCAGTTGCGTCTTTCTTGGCGGAACCGAGCAACATGATGACGAACTGCTCGCCGCGTGGCGGACGAAAACCGAAGGTCATCTTATGACCATCATCAGTCCATCCGACTTTGTTGAACGAACCTACGAAGGTCGCGTCACCGTCATGCAGTTCCATGCTTCACCTCGATTCCGGCTTGCTTGATGAACGCTGCGCAGGACCAGATGGCGCCGTTGACCATGTGCGCAATACCAGCGGCCATGTCGATGCCTTCCTCGTCGATGTTGAAATGCTCAACAACCTCTTCGGCGGTGATCGTCGGCGGCAACTCCACCCTCAGAGCCGCGCGGCTGGCTTTCCAGATGACCTCGGCCCATCCCCTTGCGCAGGATTTGCGAAGTTCCGATTGCGCCGGCAAATTCCACCACGCTTCAAACTCTTCTCTCATTGCTTGCTCCATCTGCTCAACTCCCGTCCTTTCAGTTCTGTCTGCTCGTAGAGGTTCTGGAAGTCCCCGACTATCCGGAAGATGCTGAAGACGATCAGCGCGATGACAAGCAGCGCGACCAGGGTTTCGTTTTCGTTGTCCACGGTTGGTCCTCCGGGGGCGGATTCGTTGGTTTGGGGTGGCCTGTAAGGTGGTGCCAAGTAGCTTGGTTTAAGCGCTGAAACCCAGTAATCATGCGGGTTTCAGGCTGGTGATAAGGCGGCCTGTAAGCGATGCCGGGATTCCGGCATCGGTGCGTACAGCGGTTGGCGATGGGTGGCTATGCCTGCTCCGTCAGGTACTGCAACTCCCAGGTCGGGTGGAACTTCCTTGGCTTTCTTTCGCCGTCGAGCTTGATCATGAGGTGGGCGCCCTTGGCGCTTGTGATTGTCCCTCGCTCTTCGGTGCCACGCCCTCGGTAAATGACTTGGCCACCGCGCTTGCATGGAACGGCATAGGCCTTGCGGATGAACTCCATGCTCATTGCTTCCCTCCCTCCTGCTCGCTCAGCAGGGCGCGAAGTTCTTCGGCGGCCTCATGTCGATCCAAAGTGAAAACCTCATCGTAACGGTCTGCCGGCCTGGCAAGACGCCGCAACAGCGCTTCGCTGACCACCACATGGCCTGCGGGGATAACTGCTAATTCCCGCACTTCATAGCCTGGCCAGTCCTGAGGGTTTGCTCTGACCATGTCGTGGTGCTCCATGGAGCAGGGGCGCCAATCTCCCGGATGGCTTGTGAAGAACGAGTAGTACCGCTTCACCTCACTCATGACAGGCTCCAGTAGACGGTGATCCCTGCGACAGCGGCCCCATAGGCCGCCCCAAAGAAGAACATCAGCCATGGCTTGCTGAGCCTCTTGTTCTTCTTGATCAGGTCTTCGTTCTCTCGCAGAAGGGCGAGGGTCAGTTCTTCGCCATCCAAGGCTGAGGCGCCGGCGAGGTGCTCGGCTGTGATGCTATTGACCTCACTCATGACCTACCTCCTTGCTGGCTGCTCGGCGCTTCTTCATGATCTCTGCTACGCCGTCGGGGTACGTGATAGCCACGGCCCCGGCTGCGAGAGCTGCTGACTTCTTCGACAGGCAGATATCGAAGTGCTCCTTGATGGTCCCGGCATGCTGAATCCACTTCCGCTGAACACCGATCTTGTCTGCCATTGCGAGCAGTTCCTCGGTCGTGTCCGCGAGCATGTGGCACATCTTCATGCGGCCAAACGTTGCGTTCATGTCGTCGACGTAAACGGCCATCACAACCCCTCCTTGCCGGGCGCGGCGGCGAGCAGCTCGGCCAGCGATATCTCTGGAGCCTTGCACTGGCCTGCGTCAGCAACAGCCATCGCCAGCGCGCGGTCGTCGACGAATTCTGAATTGCGGAATCGAGCCACCGTCTTCTGCATCTCGTCCACCTGTTCCTGCGTCCAGATTCCGCACTCGACGAGCATCCACCCCTCCGGCACGCTGTGCTGAGCCTGGGCGACTGGTGCTGTGTAGACCGGCACGAACCCTTCGCGCGGACCGTTCCAAAGTGAGCCTGCACTTCCGGCAATGCCCGGCTTGTTTAGCCGCTCAAGGTCGGATTCGCGCAGGTGAGCTACCGGCTCCTGCCTCTCCAGCTCCGCGACCCTGGCCAGGGCGGCGTCGCGCTCCGCCTCCAGTTTCTCGATCCGGGCGCAGTTCAGCAGATGGAAATCCACCAGTTCGCTGATAGCCTGCTGCTTGCTCTTGCGCTCGAAGCGCTTCATCAGGCTGCGGCGGTCTCCGCCGCTCACCACCTCGATAATGGCCATTACTCACCTCCTGCTGGCTGAGGCGCAGCGGCGAGTGAGCGCAGACCATCCTGAATGGCTCGCAGGTCATCGTCGGTCGGCTCTTTGTGTAGGTACAGAACGACGGCACGCGGATGGCCGGTGTCGCGTCCGATCCCTGACACCTCCGGCACCTGCCCAGCCTGGGCGGCCGGGTAGTGGGCGAAGCTGATAGTCCCGCCGAGCTTCAACACCTGCACTGCGAGGGCATCGACATTGGCCAGGGCGGCGTCGCGCTCGTTGATGCACGCGGTGAACGCGCGGTCCATCTGCTGCCGTTCGAACCGCAACGCCCCGACGATGCGTTCATGCTGGGCGACGGTCATCAGCGATTGATATTCGCCGCCGGATTTCCATTCATCGAGACATGCCTTGTCGCTGACGATTCCGCCGCTGAAGCCGTAACGCCATGCCACCACCTCTGCCTGCTCGGCCTGCGCCGGGGAGGGTTGCGCCAGGGCGGCTTGATCAGGTGCAATTCGAGCGTGCGTGACCATCCAATCAAACACGTCCTTCATGTCATTCAGCGATACGCCAATGAATTCGCCGTCCTTCGTGCACAGGTCAAGCAGCCTCTCGCCGCCCTTCATGAGCATCAGGAAATTTGGATTGAGTATGTTGGGTAGAACGGTGTTGTTCAGGTGATCATTCCAATCGCGCAAGCGCTCGATCTCGTCAGCGGCTTCCTCCTGGTGGCCAGGAAGTGCCTCACCTTTACGCAAAAGACTGATCAAATGTCGGTCATACTCTTTTGAGACTGGCGATGGAACCTCCTGTGCGCCCTTTGCCTGGAAGTCCCGCTCATCCCCGCCTGCCTGCTCTACCGGTGCCTTGTTCAGTTCCTTGCTCACAATCCCTTCTCCTGCCGCTCAATAGCGGCGATGAATTCGACAATCTCTGTGCTGAGGTCCATGGCGCCAATGCTGTTGTGGACCCCGACGTAGCGGTTTGCTCGCTTCAGAAGGAGCACCGCCGTGCGCAGGCCGGAGTCACGCTTGGTCTTCGCCTTGACTTCCATCACCCACCTCCGGGTAGACCAGAACACCCTCGGCGCCCTGGGCTTGGTTGATCGCTATCTGCCTCACCGCTCTCGCGAATAGCAGAATGTCGTCTGGGGTCATGAGCTGGCTTTCTTCAGGCCAGCCGGTGACCGTCACACCGCCAGGGCGGTGATGCGCTGTTAGCTGGTGCATGGGGTTATTCCTGCTGGTTCAGGGATGGCAGACTTCGACGACGCGGTGATAGTCGCCACGGAAGGGCATGGCCTTGTAGCCCTGGTTCATGGGATAGATTCCCCAGGACTGGCGAGAGCAGGCCGCCATCATCGCCGCGTACTTGATGACCTCGATGACATCTTTTTTGATGTACATGGCATGGCCCTCACGCACCCATCGCCGATTTGATCTGCGCTGAGTGGCTGCGGCTGACGGGTATCCAGTTCTCGGTTCCGAGCAGTAGTACCTCGCCGGCTTGGCTGTCATCAGGTCGGGTTTTGAACATGCTGATCAGCGAGCGTCGGACCAGGGCTTTCCGGTGGGCGCGGATGAACTCGTCGGCGAACTCAGCCTCCAGAGCCTTAAGCGTTTCGTTCAAGACAAGTACGCCATCCGGGTAGTACGCGATGACGTACTTGTCTTCGGCGACGAAGTGGGTGATCTGCGAGACGGAGATTTCCTTGGAGTGCTTGCCGCAGGTGGCTTTGAGCACGGTTCTCATGCTGCCATCCTCCCGCGCATGTCGGCTTCCAGTTCGGCGAGCTCTTCCAGGAATGCCTTCACCTCGGATTCCATCTCGCGAATGCGCGCCTCGTCCCTGTGGTAGCGGAAGCAGACGTACTGCAGTTCCTCGGGAAGGCGGTCGTCGAAGGAAACGAAGTCGACCCACTCGCGACCGCTGCAAGCCATTTGCGCGAGCATCTGCCATTCGTACTGGGCGTCGTGCTTGCCGGATTGGATGACGGCGATATGCGCGGAGGTGTTCGGGCACTTGATCTCGAGAAGGCCGTCAGCGCCTGCCAAGCCATCTGGCGACGCGCCGAAGCCATCGATTCGCGGATGGATGATCAGGCCAGTTTCTACTGTCATGACGCCGGCGTTGAACTCGTAGGCAGAACGAGCGATTGGCTCTAGATCAGTTCCGCGCTGCATTGCCGCGCTGGTAAAGCCTTCCTCGCGTTTCCCAGTCAGCCTCTCGCACAGCAGTTGCATCATGTAGTTCTGGCGAGTAGCAGAAGGGGCGCCGCTGCGCCCCTTTGCCATCACATCCTTGACCTTGCTGGCCGTCACCCGCCCCAGGCGCTGTGCGAACCATTCATCACTACGCTGCTCGATCATCGCCGGTCTCCTCGAATTCAACGTCGATAGGGGCGTCCAGCAGTTCTTTCTTCCGCTGGTCCTTGGCCGCCGTAAGCTGGTCGCGCGCGCCCTTTGTCTTGTAGGCTTTCCAGGCATTGCTGAATGCTGACTGCAAGTCTTCCATTGTTGGGGAGTCCTTGATGAGGCAGACCGCCTCGCTGACGTCCTCGTACTGTTCTGCGGGAGTGACGTCTCGTTCAACGATCCGCTCGGCCTCGTCCTGGTCGTATATGCCGGCGAACCCGAACGCGAGGCGGGCGCACTGAATCATGGCCTTGTGGCGCAACATGCGCTTCGGGTGCGACTGCCATGGCTGGGTGTTGCGCTTACACTCCGACATGTACTCGGTGATGGTGGTCGGGTGCTTACGGTCTTTCCGATGGATTCGGCAGGTGTACTCGCTTCCGTCAGCCGGCATCTCGAAATCCATGCCATCGAACTGCGGGTGTTCGTTGATGATCCGCGACCAGCCGTCCAGGCCAACTACCGGCACAATGCCGTTGTTCTTGTCAGGGAAGGCGTACAACTCTTTGGTGAATGGGTTGAGCTTGTACTGATCGGCGACGATCAGCAGGGCAACCATCTGCGCGTCACTTACCTGTCCCTTAAAGCAGGTCTGTTTTAGGGTGTTGGCGACTTCTTCTGGTGTGGCTCCCATTTCGTAGCGTTGGGCGAACTTATTCAGGAGCGGCGTCAATGCTGTGCTCATGCGAACCTCAATAAATGATGGTGATATGCGGAATGCGTCGCTGGGCGATCAGGGTGATCGCCTGCTTGGCGCATTCCTCGGGCATGCCGCCGGCGATAAGAGCCGCCAGCGCCTCGTTGTTGATGGCTTTCTTGTGCGCCTTGTCGGCTTCGCGTGCAGCAGCCTCGCGTTCGATGCGGGCCTGCTCATCGGCCTGCCGTTTGCGTTCTGCCGCTGCGGCTTCTTCAGCGCGACGTTGCGCATCACGCTCTGCTTGTTCTGCGCGCTGCTTGGCTTCAATGGCTTCGCGTTCGGCGCGCTCGGCGGCAAGCTTAAGTTCAAGTTCGCGGCGCTCTGCTGCGGCCTGTGCTTCGGCTTCACGGCGTACTGCGGCATCGCGTTCTGCCTGGGCCTTGGCCTCTTCCTGACGCCGTGCCTGCTCTGCTGCTTCGCGGGCAATGCGCTCCTCGCGCTCTTTCTGCTCGCGTGCTGCTGCTTCGGCGCGCAGGCGTTCCAGTTCGGCCTGCTCGGCTTCGAACTTCTCACGGGCAACCAGGGCTTCCCGGAGAGCGATCAAAGCCTTATCTTTGGCGCGAGCAGCCTCTGCCTTGAACTCTTCCCAGGCTTCGCTGATGGCCAGGCCTTCCAGCCAAGCGATGTTGGCTTTGAGTTCAATAGAATCCAGATCGCGGCATTCCAGGCGAAGGTTTATCTTGTCGATCTCGCCCTGATGACGCGCAACCCTCGCCGCTTCAGCCTCTTCCCACTCGGTCAACGGACTGCGCACTTCGGCCTGCCAGGAATCCAACAGATCGCGCATCCGCTTACGCTCGGCATCGATCTTCTTGGGCACTTCCTTCAGCTCGGCGACCAGTTCCTTGCCTACATTGTCCAGCGCCGTCTTAGAGCGGGCGACCTTGTAGGCGATGGAGGCGATGGCCTCTCTGCCCTTGCGGGTAGTGACGTCTGGCACGAAGCCGTCGATCTCTTCGCGAATCTTGGCCAGGAACGGGTCAAGGCCATTGGCGGCCGAGTAGACTTGGAGTGCGGTTTCTTTGGCCGGCACTTCGACCAGTTGGGTTTCTGCGGACATGAGTGATCCTCGCCGCGCATGCGCAGCCAGTGAAGGGAGAGGTTAAGTGGTTGCCTTGGCGGATTACCGGCCTGCTGCGGACAGGTGCGTAGCTTCTGCGGTGATGATGCCTCCCCAGATCGGGCCGGCTGCCAGGATGAAGAGGTACAGCAGGCCGCCGAAAAGGCTGCCTAGCCAGATTGCTGTGCGGCGGGTGTTCATGCTGCCTCCATGTAAGCGGCTATGAACTGCGTCGCCGCTTCAGCATTGATGGCGTTTCCGTAGGCGCGCAGTCGTCCCACTCGGGAGGGAGCCCCATGAGCCAGCGGGAATGCGCCGGGTTCAACTGGCCGCCACTTGCCATCCCGGCAGAGGAGCCAGTCAGCATCTGCCCACAGGCCGTTAACCGGGCCGGGGCTGCAATCGCTGCGAAGTCCTGCAGACGTTGCTGCACCTTCGAGCCGTCCTTGCGGGTCATCGACAAAGCCGATTCCGGATTGCCCGTCCGATCGTTCTGGCATGATGGTGTTGGCCATCCGCTCAGCACCGCCGCATGGTTCAGCGTGATGTTCGGTGTTGTGAATCCCTGCGAGGGCCTCCTGTTCGAGTCGCAGGCTGTTGGACTTGGCCATCCCGCCAATTGCGCCAGGTCGTTCAGGTTCGCCATCCCGTGACCCTGGGCTTTCTTCGCCGCGATATATTCCGGAGAGTGAGCCGGGAAATAATCTCGGGCGCATGGCGTTGGCCACCCAATACGTGCGGTCACGGATGTGCGGGGCACCGATGCCCGCAGACGGAAACGCGATAGCCCCGAAGGCATATTCCATGGCTTCCAGGTCAGCTTGTACAAGGTCGAGCCAAGGCTCCGCGTCCTTGCTTGCAACCTGCTCACCAAGGACTTCTCCAGGGCGGCGCTGGCGGATGAGCCAGGCAAAATGTGGCCAGAGATGACGCGGGTCATCAAGCCCAGCTCCTTCGCCTGCCGAGGAGAAAGGTTGGCAAGGACAGGAACCGGTCCAAACAGGTCGATCATCTGGCCAGCCGGCGCGGCGAAGGGCGAGCGACCAGACGCCGATTCCCGCGAAGAAGTGGCATTGTGTGTAGTGCTTGAGGTCATCTGGGTGAACATCCTCGATCGATCGTTCGTCGACGTCGCCAGGCGCTATGTGGCCGGCGGCGATCAGGTTTCGAAGCCACTGAGCGGCATATGGGTCGATTTCGTTGTAGTAGGCGGTCGTCGTCAGCTTCATAGCCCTGCCACCTCCACAAACGCCACGGCGAACATGAACACGCTGCCCACAAAAAAGCCGCCGAAGATCAGGACTTGGGCGGCCTCTTTCAGGTCTATGGTGATGGTCATGTGCGTCTCTCCCTAACCAGTCGTTCAGCGTTCTCGATCAGCGTTGCTTCGAATGCGCGGAACCAGATGCGTTGTGCGAGTTCCAGGTCGCCTCGGCGGACGGCTAGGAGTAGCTGAGTCATCGGGCACTCTTTGCTGTCGACCTCGGCAAGCCACTCTGGGACGAATCCGGCAAAGCCGTAGACCGTGAAGTCAGGCCCGGAAAAGGCCCGCTGCCGCTTGTCATGGAAGGGCACGCAATCACCATCCTCGCAGTTCAGAAGCTTGCCGACTTGCTCAGTGACATACTCGCGGTCGCCGTCATCGTCATCGTCAGGCAGTCTCGCGTCATACGCTTCTTGCAACTTGCGGATGGCGTTCATGACTTCTCTCTCCGGTAGAAGCCGAGGCGATTCAGTGCAGCCTCAAGGTCAAAGTCGTCGGCGGTCTTGTCCGCCTCGCCAAGTAGCATCACGACGAACTTTTTCCCGCGATTTGGCTTGAATCCGAACGAGTAACGCTGGCCGTTATCACGGTCCCAGCAGACTTTTGTGAAACTTCCGACGAAGGTTGCGTCCCCGTCGTTCAGGTACATTTCGTTCATATCTCTGACCTCTAGGTCGCGTGCATGCGGCAGCGTTCCGACTCGCTGTCGTCATACAGGCGAAAAAATGCCCGGACTTGCCGGGCTAATGAGGGGTAGGGTGGGGATGGCCGGGTTACGGCTGCTTCTTTACCCGTGCTGTCGAGTATCCATTTCTGGTCTGGCCGAACACGCAGTAGCGCATCCCCATTGAAGGGTGGCGTCCTTGCCGGGCAGTCATTTGATCCGGCTGAAATCGACCGATTCGGAGTAGTAGCCGTTCGACTCGCCAAGCCAGCGGATCACGACGAAGCCTTTGGCTGTGGCCAGTCGGTAGAAGGTCCATGTGTAGCTTTCTACGTAATCCCCAGGCGGCGCCGGGAAGTCTTCGCTACTGACGTCCTCGGCAACCACCAACGGCTGGCCAACAAGGTCGCTTGCGTCACCCTCGATATCGTCAATCGAAACGCTCTCACAGCAGTCCTGACAGTGATACATCCGAAACAGAGAGCCGTCTTCACATTCGAAATCGACAGAACCGCTTCCAGCTTCCAATCCGGTGATCTGCTTTATGGTCTTTCCGAGAAGATCAGAAATCGAAGCGTTCTTATACATATCTCTCCTCCAGTGTGTATGCGCCAGGGCGCGGTTAGGCGGTGGCCTTGGCGATTGCGGCTCTTGCTGCTTCCCAAAGCTCTGGTGTGGTTTGCTCGCACTCAACCAGAGCTACTAGAGCATCCAGAAGCTCAGGCGCCGCAGCCATCAGGCGGGCGTTTGCTTCGACTTCGCTTCTGTCGTCAAACTGCTCGCCATGAATCATTCCGCCAACATCGCGAGCAAGGACATAAACAATACCCATATCTTTCGCAGCGCCATCTCGCTCATTGCAGGAGATCACGTTGATTTCTCCATGAAGGCGTTCGATGCCCCACGGCCCCGGCGTGTGCTTGCTCATTCTGTTCTCCTGCCTGTCAGGCGTCTTTCGGTTGAATAGGGCGACGCTTCAAACGGATCGGCAAAAACATCGTCAGAAGCAGAATTCCCCACATTGCAGCGAACTCAAAAAGGGTTGGCATGGATTCTTCTTCTTGGGGGGAATGTTTTTGTCAGCGCTCGATCCACCGAGAAGCCCCTGCGCAGCAGGGTATTGGCGATACCTACGCGGTCTTTGTGGGAGTGGCTAGGTTCGAGCCTTATATGGTTTGTGCTGCCTTATTGGAGTGGAAAGAGCCTTCTCGTCGCTCCATCCAAGACGGATGCGGCTCATCAGGCTGCGCGAGCTAACCCCTATAATTTCGGCCCACTCTTCGACGCAGTGCGTCTGGCCATTCCAAGTCATTATCCTGTTGGCCCGGGTGTTCCGCGCTTGGGTTGTTTTGTCAGCCCACCGACAATTGTCGGGTTCGTAGTTTCCGTTAGGATCGATTCGATCAAGCGTCATATCCGGCTGACATTCGCCCATGTCGGCAAGGAAGTTTTCGAATGACATCCAGCGATCGCAGACGGTGATACCTCTGCCGCCGTAGTTCTCATAGCCGATACATTTCTCGTCTCTGCATCGCCTAGTCATTGATAACCAGCGCTTGTGCGTTAAAGTGCCAGTACTTCCATGAGTTCTATGATTCCCCTGTGCTTTAAGGCATCCGCAGCTCTTTGTCTTTCCATGCCTGATGTTTCCATTTGAAGCCTCGTGAATAGCGCCGCAATCGCACCTGCAAACTGACCTACCGCGATTGGACCTCAACACTACGAGACAACCAAAGCGCTGGCCGGCCCGCAGGCCTGTATTTGAATCGGGCACGTTAATCCCTCCTTCGGGTGAAGGTAATGGTTTCCGTTATGCGCGTGGCGGTGCCAGAGATGGCAGCGGCAAGACCAGATTCAGCGCGCAGGGATGAAGGCCTTAGCCCTCACCCAACGGGCGCGGTTGCGAACTTTCCTTTCCAGGCGTTTGCCTGTTTGCCTATAGAGGCAGTGAGTTGCATCGCGGAGGCGTGTTGCTTGAGGCTGATTAGCCTTTGGTTGGCCAGGGCGCGGAGCAGGTAGTTCACCATCCAGATGCTTTCGAGCAACTGATTCAGGTGCTCCAGCTTGTTCCGCGCCATATTGGCTCGACCGATGAGTACCAGAATTTGAAGCGCTTCATCGCGAAGCTTCGAGCCGATGACCTGCTTCAGATCGCGAGGGATATTGCGCACCAAGCTAAGAGTAAGGCCGAGCAACTCTTCGGCGGTCTTGTGGATCTGCAACTCGGTGTGCATGGCCATCCCGGCCTCCTATGATCAGTCCTGTTCGAATGAATGAATTAGCGAAGCAATCTGCGGACGGGGCGGACACGGAAGTCGGTGCCCTTGCCGGTGATGCCCGTGTAGCCGACGAAGAAGTACGTGTCGAAGGCGCCGTCGGCGGAGTACTGCGTGCTGCTCCAGTGCCATCCTTCTGCGAAGACCTCCGGGACGTTTGCCCAGGCGAGCATCAGTTCAGCCTGGGCCGGGAGATAGAAGTCGTTATGGCCACTGATGGTGACGCTGGCTGCGAACTCCGCCGCAGGGTGGCCGCCTTCCTCGACGAGAGCATTGGTGTTGGCCAGGCCATCCCACTTACTAGTTGCCGAGGACTCGCTTCCGTAACCACCCCACTGAAGCTCACCATCACTTTCTGCGGAGGCGACGATCAGGTGGTAGTCAGGGTGCCCGTCACGACCGCGCATGAGGCCAGCATAGATACCACCCTGGTCGGGCCATTCCGCGCCAATGGCGGGGATTCCATCAACTTGAGCCAAGGATGCATCCCCGGCCTCTTCGCTGATCATCTGAAGAACCACTGCGGCAAACTGCGGGTTTTCGGTGGTAAGGCTTGTGCTTCCTGCATTAACGGTGATGGTGGTCATTGGTGGCTCCTAAAGAAAAGGGCAGGCGGCCGGCGCTTCCCAGCAGGCTTCTGGTCTGACTCGTCGGTGGGTTACGGTCCCGCGAATCGCCTGCGGCGAAATGGATTGAATGAGAGAATTACTGAAGGATGAGAATCTTGCGGACGGGGCGGACACGGAAGCCGCTGGGCTTGTCGCTGGTGTCCGTGTCGCCGTCGTTGAAGTGCGTGCTGAAGGCGCCGTCGGCGGAGTACTGCGAACTCGACCAATACCAGCGATCTGCGAAACCAGACAGCTCGCCTGCTTGCTTGGCGGAGAACAGAAGAGCCAGTTCCAGAATAGAGGGAATGAATACGCCTTCTCCGATCTCCATAGCTTGCTTGGCAATCGGGCTGCCAGCTTCAGCCATGGCGACCGTGTTCGAAGCTCCGTCTCGGTAGCTGACGGCGCCGTCCACGTCCTGGTCATACTCGCCCCATTCTCCAGCGAACTCGGCGCTTTTTCCGAGATCGACGTAGGCGTATTCCTTGCCATTGAGCCAATGGCGGACAAAGAAGGTTCCATCAGCCAGGGGCTGGCCGATTTCGGGAAGGTCATTCTGGTGAATCGAATCTTGAATGGTGGTCATGGTTGGTTTCCTTGTCGGGTTGTGCGTGGTGGCTGTATGGGGGAGTGGTCTAGGGCGGGGATCGAACCCGCGACCTGCATCGATGAGCGTTCGCGTTCATGACCGCTGGCGCTCGCTGCTCTACCGCTCTGAGCTACCTAGACCACTCTCCGATACAGCCTGGCGATGGGGAGCCAGGTGGATCGGGCCTGCGTTGGGGAACCCGGCAGGCGCGGGCGGTGTTCAGCGGATCAGGTGGCGAACCAGGATGTGGCACTTGCCGCCGGAAATCCTGACGGCCACGCGGTGGGTGCTCGGTGTCGGCCTGCTTTTGGAGGCGTTCGGGTGTTCGTTCGTGTAGATATCGGACGGCCCGACCATCACGCCTTCGCGCACCTTGCCAGTGATGGCCGACTTCCAGCGGACGACGGCGCCTGGCTTGGGCATGGCGCGGTAGGCTTGTCGGCGTTGCTTGCTGTTCATGTCCTTTCCTCGGTGATGCCCCGGCGAACCGGGGCGGGGTGGTTAGTCGTGATAGCTGAGCACTGTGTGAATGCTGTGCACTTCGCAGATATCAACGCACTCCAGTTCCTCAACATGCTCGATGTACTCATCGACGCCTCCCTGTCGGTCCAGGGTGATGATCGCTATCTCTGTTACAACACGCGTTATGTTGGCCTTTACGCGTCGCGGCTTTTGTTCTTCCATCGTCTGCCCTCCAGGGCGTGTTGACTTCCCGTCTGGCCCTCGGTGGAGGGCCAGCCAGTGAAATCGGTGTTTCTCCCGCGTTAGCGTACTTGGCTTATAATCGGCATGAAAAAGCCCGCTGGTAGCGGGCTCAATTCGGTAAATATGAATTCAGACGATCACGTCTTAACCAGGCTCTGATAGACGCCCTTCAATGAGCTGACAACAGATTCCTCACTGAATCTGCTGTAGCAGTAGTTCCTTATGGATTGCTGATCGTACTTATGTCGATTATGGAATAGTGAAATCATGGCGTGTCCGAGTTTATCTGCGTATGTGGTAGGTACCAGAATACCAGTCTCCTTAGAAACTATTGACTCTGGACCTCCGCAGGATGTCGATATTACCGGCTTGCCAAGTGCCATTGCCTCAACCACGACAACGCCAAACGTTTCATATATGCTTGAAAGGACAAAAGCATCTGATGCTTGGATTTCGTCAATTACCTGGGATCGGCTCAGCTTTCCAAGGAACGTTACACTATCTGATATACCTAGTTCCTCTGATAGGCTCTCTAGCTCCTCTCGGCAAGGCCCGTCTCCTCCTATTCTGAGGCGAAGTTTATCGTTGTTGGCGTATGCTTTTGAGAAGGCCTTTAGAAGGGTTGCCTGATCTTTGTTCCTGTCAAGCATAGCTACATTCAAGAAAACGAAACTGTCTTCATCTTCATTCTTCTGATCAAGACTTCTGTCAAAGAAGTCTTGATTGACAATGTTTGGAATGTACTCCCAATCATTGTTCTCGCAAGTGAATAGCTTGCTCAAAAGCTTAGTGAACTCAGTGCTTACTGCGATCCTTGCTCCAGCCTTTGGGGCTACAGTCTGAGCAAGTGCTATTTGTGATTTGTTATACAGCCCCCTTGCATAAGCAGAACTATGCTCAGTAACAACGAACGGGATTCCTGATTTTTCTGAAATCTTGCTGGCCAGGTGCCCAGCGTAAAGTAGAGAGTGGGCATGGATTATGTCCGGCTTACCGTGCTCATCAACGTACTTTTCGTACAGCTTTGCTCCGTGTAGCTCCCATAGCCACCCGTTCAGCTTGGCTATCCTCGGGAACCAGTTCACGCCGTGCCATCTGTATGTAGGAATCCCGTTCTCCACTTCGTGAGAAAGACCGGATTCGCCTTTCAACACTCCACGCCAGTTCCTCAAGGATCGGAGCTGAGGGTAGATAACCCCAACCTTGCATCCGTGCTTCGCTAACGCTTCAGCCTGTTCCTTGAAAAAACTACCGTTGATATCGCCTGGATATTCTGGATACCACGACGGGATTATAAGTATGTGCAAAGCGCTCATCCTCCATGCCTAGCTGCGTGACGGGTGAGCTTAACCCCTTGCGTCCCTGCATACGAGGGAATCCTATTCCCTATGGTAGGTTCTTGACTTCCTCGATGCGCCTGGAGACAGGCGCATCTGAGAAATCTGTTTTTCTTTCCCGCAGGCCGCGGACTCTCCCCGCCTGCACTCATGTTTGTTCCAGGTCTACCTTTCGGCGCTGGTCCGGATCTACGCTGCTCCGGTCGGGTCGAGGCGCGATTAGATGCTGCTTCGCTTTTACCCGTGGTCACCTTTGGCCCGGTGACTCGCTAAGGGCGACCCTTTCCAGGGCCTGGCGCTGCGTTGTTCTGCGGCGTTGAGTGAACTATAAGCATGCTTACACATGGATGCAAGTCCTCTTACAGATTTTTTTAAGGGCAAAAGAAAGCCCGCTTATAGCGGGCTGCTTTCTGACGGGCGGCTTACCTTCTGGCTATGTACGAACCGATGATCACCCCGATTATCTGGACATCTTCAGATATCTCGGTCAGCGGGTACTGAGGATTGAGTGGCTTCAGGTAAAGGCGGCCAGACTCCCTCACGAACATCTTGAAAGTCGCCTCGTTGTCGGGGTGTAGCTTGGCGATCACAGGATCACCACTCTGCGCCTCGACGTCGGGATCTACGAAAATCACTGTCCCTTTGGGGTAGCTCTCCGAGCCAGGGTAAGGGCTCGTCATGGAATCACCATCTACCCGCAAAGCAAAGCCCCGCGGACCGATCCTGTCCGGGCAGGGCATCCATTCCTCTGCGTCACCTATCGCGTACAAGTCTATGGCCTCACTCCAATTTCCGGCAGAAACCCAACTGATTACAGGGATAGCCGTGAAGCTCTGAGGGTAGACGTTGATCTCAGATATTTCACTTTTATTCTGTGTGGTTTTTTCTCCTCCACGATCCGCTCCGGGATCGAACATCTCTCCCTTTCCAGAGATCAGCCAGTCGACCGAAGACCCATAGGCCTTGGCGATCGCCATGAGGTGTTCGTTTCGGATGCTCTTCGTCTTCCCGCTGAACCATTGGCTAACAGCGGGATACGAGATTCCGCAGACGTCCTTCAGGGTCGTCTTGATCTGTCGTTTAGGCACGCCACTGCTGGCAAGGAGCAGCTCTATACGGTCGGTTATGTTCATGCCGGAACTCTATAAGCAGACCGTAGAAGCATGGTTTCTTTACCTTGCACAAAATAGTGTAAGTATGCTTTCATAACGACGTGTCTTCAGGAGAAAGCACATGACCAAGACCGAAGCGATCAACCACTTCGGCGGCAAATCCAAGCTCGCCGCCGCGCTGGGAATCTCTTACGCAGCGGTCCAGCAGTGGGGCGAAGAGATCCCTCTGCTCCGCCAGTACGAGATCGAGAAACTGACCCGTGGCGCCCTGAAGGTGCCGAAAAAACCAAAGGCCGCATAAGGAAATCCACCAGATGTACGACGACACACGACACCTGAAAGACCGCGAGATCAAGTCGCGCTACGACGAAGAAACCTATGAGGCCGTGAAGGCAGTAGCCCGACTGCATCGCCTTCAGCCCGCTGTGTTCGTTCGTATGTGCGTCGAGGAAAAGCTGTCCCGACTGGTTGAGCAGGATACCGAAGAGTCCATGACGGCCTGAAGGCCCGGAGGCGGGCCTTATGCCGGACACAACAATTACTCACGGCGTCTCTGAGCACCTGTACCGAAAGCTGGTTGAAGAAGCTGAGAAAGCAGGGCTGACGCCTGATGAGTACGCGGCTCGGATTGTTCGAGAACGGTTGATCGAACTAACCAAGCCAAGAGGGGCCGGGAAAGTCCGGTTTCTCAGGAAGGACTGAAGAGGGACTGAAAAGTGAATAAAGCGACCCATCAGCATTTGGCAATGGTAGCTGCACTTCGAGTGGCGGTATGCCGCTGTCCTTCTCAGAAAGAAAAAGCCCGCAAGGACTGCTTAATGCACCTGCGGGCTTCGTTGCGTTCGGTGGCAGCCGAGCGCGTATGACCAACGGAGACAGTATGACCAACGTAATTAGCCTAATCAAGTCCCAAGGGTTTACCCGTATGGACAATGACCTGTATGAGGCCCTCATTGGGGCTGACCTGTCTGGTCGAGAACTAAGGGTAGCCTTGGCTATCCACCGTCTGACTGTTGGCTATAACGTCGCAGAGGCGCGCATAGCCGCCTCGGTGATTGCTGATATGTCCGGCATCCACAGAGAGGATGTTTCCCGGGCGATCTGCGAGTTAATCCGCCAGCGAGTGATTTACCGTACCGGAGGGAGCCGGAGCCCGATGGGTTTCGCGCCGGTTTCTGAGTGGAAAATCGACGATAAGAACACCCACCAGAACAAGCAGAAATCAGTGCCACAGTGTGGCGTTTCTACCACATCCAATGTGGCGTTCTTACCACACAATAAAGACAGTAAAGACAATTCAGTTCCTTCGGAACTTGTCGACGCTGTCGCTTCGACCGATCCGGTTTTGGTTCTCGACGGTTCGCCATCGTCTGATCAACCAAAGTCCGAGCGGATCCCGTTCTCTCGGATCCAAGAAATCTACAACCGGGTTTGCGGTGGCAAGCTGCCCGAGTGCCTGAAGCTCAGCGAAGATCGCAAGCGCAACATCCGCAAGTGCTGGAATCTCAAGTTCGGTGGTGGATACCCGTTCCGCAAAGGGGAGTTTTGGGAGGGGTATTTCCATGACTGCCTGACAAACCGGCATTGGCTTGGCGAGAACGACCGTAGTTGGCGAGCAGACATTGAGTTTCTGACCCGCGAGAAGACCGTGTTGAAAGTCCTGGAGGGCGCGTGATGGATGAGCGTCCGCTGGTAGCGATGGAAGCTGAGCAGAGTGTGCTTGGCGCGCTGATGAAGAAACCGGAACTGTGCGAGGTTGTTGGGGCTTTCCTTTCCCCGACCGACTTCAGCCATGCCGACAACTCAGTGATCTACAGCCTGATCCTTGCCTGTCATTCGAAGGCCATCGTGCCTGACCCGCTTTCTCTGGCGGAGGCTAGGTCGGAGCTTCCAAGTGGCGCCTTTACGCTTGCATACGCCAACGATCTATGGCGCGAGGTTGCGAGCACAGCTAGCGCCGAAAACTTCGCCAGGATTGTCGTCGAGCGTGCAAAGGCTCGGGAGCTGTATGAAGCGGGCGAACGGATCATGAACATCGCCCTTCAGAGAGGGAAAATCCCGGACCAGGTGGCTGAAGCGCAGAGCATCGTTCTTGATCTCAACGCCCAGGACGAGACTCCTGACGTGGTGACGCTGCGCGAGGCAATGCTCCCAGTCTTCGACGAAATGGAAGTTCGCTGGAAGGGAACTCAGTCGGTCGGACTGAAGTTCAACCTGCCAGACCTCGATGCCGTTATCCAGGGATTGCGTCCCGGCAACCTGGCAATCATCGCTGGTCGGCCCGGAACGGGTAAGACGGTTCTCGGCGTGGGGATTGCTGACGAAATTGCCGTTCGCAACCGGGGAGCCGCCTTGATCTTCTCGCTGGAGATGTCTCAGGCCGAACTTGCAAAGCGTTCGCTCGCATCGCTTTCTGGTGTTTCGCAAGCGGCGATCGACTCAGGCAAAGCGCTGGAGTGCCAGGACTCTATTGCACGCATGACTGCCGCAGTGGACCAAGTCTCCAGGGGTGATGTGCGAATTTGCGACAAGGGAGGACTGACTTTCAGTCGGATCTGCTCCATCGCCCGATTCCAGCATCGAGCAAAGCCGCTGAGCCTGATCGTCATCGACTATCTCGGGCTTATTACCTCAGATCCGAGTCACCGTCATCAGAACCGAAACCAAGAACTTGGCGCCATAAGCCGAGGGCTCAAGGCTCTCGCCAAAGAGCTTGGCATTCCAATTGTCGCGCTTGCTCAGCTCAATCGGAGCATCGAAACCCGGGCCGACGCCAAGCCCAAAATGAGCGACCTGCGCGATTCCGGCGAGATCGAACAAGACGCCGACGTGATCATCATGGCTCACCGGGATATGAGCACTGAGCGTGGACAGAACGGTATCACCGAGCTTGATGTCGTGAAGTGTCGCCACGCAAAGCCCGGCTTCTGCCTGTTGCAGTTCCAGGGCGAGTTCGCGCGCTTCGTCAGTTGCGCCCAGGACCGGGAAGAGCAGCAGGAGCAGACGGTTCGTCCGCAGCGTCCTTCCGCGCGATCAATGGTCGCCGACTTCAAGCCGCGAGGTGCCCAATGAAACGCTCCTGGACCGTAGTCGTAGGCGCCAAGCGCTTCACCATGATCGTAATGGACGACAGCGACCCGGTAGAGGTCGTGAAGAGCATCTGGCCTGAAGGGAGGATCGAGTGATGAGCCTTTTTCAATGCGATATCTGTGGTTGCTGCGAGAACACCGCACTGTCTGCTCAAGGATTTGATCATTGGCCAGACCTTTTCGATTGGAGCTACGCACCTGAGCGTGAAGGAAAGCGCATGTGCAGTGCCTGCGGTCCAGTGAAATACAGCGATGGAAAGCCGACCAAGTTCGGCAAATGGCACGATCAGTTCGAACGCGTCTTCTTGCCGCTGGGGATGTTCGTCACCAACTGCCGCGGGAATTTGGAGCATCACGAAACTGGTGATGAGAACTACCGAGCCTACGCAATCAAGTCGGAGGTGTCCCATGGCTGATTGTGTGGATATCGCCAACGACTACGCCGAGCGTGAACTCGCTGAGCGCCTGTACTCCCGAGTCAAGTACGTCGGCGAGAGCCTGTCCGAATGTGAAGACTGCGGCGAGGATATCCCGGTAGCGCGGCGCTCGATCATCCCTGGTGTTCGTAAATGCCGGGACTGTGCGGAACTGACTGAGCGGAGGGCTGTGTGATGCCGAACTATCGCAAGCCAGATATGTACTCGGACGCCGATTGGGAGATGGTTCAGGGCTACATGGCTGGCAAGGACGGCCAGCGTGCCGAACGGTCAACGGCAGCCTACATGCATGGTTATCGCAATGGGGTTTCGGACAGGACTGGTGTTCCTCACGAACGCGCCGAGGTTCTTCGTCGCCGTGCGGAGATGATCCCCGGTATCACTCCCCATAAGGTCTGGTTCCAGGGGAGGGCGCCCCGTGACTGACTTCTTCGGACTCCTCGACGAGCCTGGAGCTCAGGTTGCGGACGGTCCGCTCCAGGGAAAGAAAGGGTGGGGCAAAGCACCGTTCTGCGGGAATAAGGCCCACCACTTCGAGCTGGTCTTTGCCAACACCATTGGCCCGCACGGGCGAGAAAAGTACTGGTTCGCTCTCTGTGGTGCTGATGCGGTCACTACCGACAAGGCGCCGATGTTCTCGGCTGGTAGCTGGCAACGGTGCAAGAACTGTGAGCGGAGGGAAAGCAATGGCTGACAAGAAGATCGACAAGTTTTGGACTTACATGCTGGCAGCAATCATCGGAATGAGCTTCGCCGCGCTGGCTATCCATCTCTATGACCGATTCTCCGGGAATGGAACAGCCTGGAACTTCTACAGCCCCAACACGGACATGACCTGCCTTGTCGCTCGTAGTCATGGGCAGGAAGTTATGGCTTGCCTTCCCGGCGATCACCGGCAGGAGACGGACCGTGGCTGAACTCGCTCTCATCCGCACAGCCCAGGGCCTGGTCCCGGCGACCGAGGCAGATCGCGAAACCGTTCAGAAGTGGAAGGCCGGCCAGGTCGTCCACGGGAAATTCACCCGGATGCGCAATGCCAAGTTCCACGGCAAGTTCTTCGCCATGCTGGATCTCGCATGGGAGTACTGGGAGCCGAAAGGCGGCCTGGTGCCGCGCCAGGAGATGCGTGGCATCCGCGGGCTGGCCAAGTACTTCGAGGATCTGAATGGGCGTCCTGGCCAATTGCAGAACGCCGTCGCCGCGTACATCGCCAAGCTTGAGGCTGATCGAGCGGGCCGCTTCCCGGCAGTCGAGAAGAGCCGCGAGGCGTTCCGCGAGTGGATCACCATTGAGGCCGGTCACTTCCACCTGATCCATACGCCTGACGGCGTTCGCAAGGAAGCCAAGTCGATCAGTTGGGCGAGCATGGACGACACAGCTTTTGAGCCGCTTTACCGCGACGTGTTTGCCGCCTGCTGGAGGCTGGTCCTTTCCTCTCACTTCGAAACCGAGGCTGACGCCATGGCGGCGGCTGATCAGATGGGGACTTTCGCATGAGCAAGTTCAAGGTTGGCGACATGGCTATGACCATGGTTTACGACTCTGCGCTCCCGGCGGGTTCTGTGGTTGAGCTGGAGCGCGAACTCAAAAAAGGCGACGAGATCGCCCGTGGGTTCGTCGCCCCATCCGCCGGATGGATAGTGCGACATCCCGAAGTCGGCAGAGAAGTACTGGCATACGGGGATCACGAACTGATGCCACTCAAGTGGGACTTCCAGCCCGAGCAGCAGAAGGCGAAGGAGGAGATCGCATGAACGAAGACATTCTGAAGTGGGTGAAGCGCAATAACCGCAAGGACGCTCGCCTGATCTCCTACAAAGACGGCGTTTACGATCTCGTCTACTTCGACAAGGGCAAGGTTCGCATTGGCACCCTCAAGGATGGAATGTACTGCCGCTACGGCATCAACTGCCGTGGCGCAATGCACTCGGAAGACCCTATGAGCCTATGGCAGTCGAGCGGTGGGGCCTGTTCCAGCAATGACGTGAAGATCATGCAGGCCTATCTCTCTGGAGGCTGCACGCTGCCGGTGTTCGACTTCTCGCAGATCAAGGGGCTGAAATGGTAATTGCCCGCCTTCCCAAGCCTCGCAAATGCCAGAACCCTGAATGCGGCCAGGAGTTCACCCCTCGCTTCAGCAGCACGCAAAAAGTCTGCTCGCCGGCCTGCGCCCTGGCCATCAAGGACAAGCACGCCAACCCGGCGCGGAAGGCCATCGCTGACCGCGAGCGGAGGGAGATCAAGGTTCGGAAGGAGAGGCTGAAGACACACAGCGACCACATCAAAGATGCAGAGAAAGCCGTTCGTGACTACCGGCGAACCTACGAACTTTCCATCGGCAGCGGCTGCATAAGCTGCGGCAAGTCTCAGGCCGAGGTACTGGCCGAACAAGGCTGGAAGACTGGAGGTGCATTCGACGCAGGGCATTTTCTCGGCAAGGGGGCAAGGCCCGAGCACCGCCTGGAGCCATCCAACATATGGCTTCAATGCAAGGCCTGTAACGCGGGCTCAAGCAAGTACGCCAGGAAGGGGCTTACCGTTTCCCAGGGCTTCCGTGAGGGCTTGATCGAACGCATCGGCCTGGAAGCTGTAGAGGCTCTGGAAGCCGATCACCGTCCCCGCAAGTACACCAACGACGAACTGAAGGCGATCACCGCCGAGTACCGCGCCAAGCTGCGCGAACTGAAAAAGAGGACTGCCTGATGAAAACCACCATCTCGATCATCATCAGCATGACGCTGAGCCTTTCCCTGCTGTCCGGCATCGGCCAGCTGTCGCAGTTCGCCTTCTACGTCTGCGTCATCATGAACGCTCTTGCCTGGATCGGGATGCTCCTCGGCATGGTCAAGGACGAGGTCAGTGCGCGCATCCGCCGGACCTTCTGGATTCAGCTCCTACCATCCATCTTCTACGTCTATGCCCTGATCTTCAGCGGGCATCCAATGCTTGGCGCCTCCGCCTTCATGGTGCAGTTCCTGATCGTCGCCACCGCCTTCCGCAAGGAGGAAAAGCCGGCATGACGCTAGCCGAATACATCGCCCAGCAATGGGAAATCCTTCGTGAATATGGGCTGATTAAGGGGGAAGGGAAATGAATCTGAACAGCGCACGCATTGCCTGGCACGATGCGTTCTATACCCCTTGGAACAGCGGCATGGCTGAGGCGGCGGAGCGAGCTGCTCTTGGAATTGTCGAGGCTGGCGGATATGTCCGGCGCCGCATCACCGAGATCGACGATGATGGGGATGCTGTCTCCTACAGCCAGCACACCTTCGTGCCAGGAATCCGCCAAACCAGGACTGAGCGCGACATTAGCACTCCTCGGGCTGTTCATCAGGCGCTCGCCGGCGTGATTCAAAAGGCGATCGATACCCTCCCGGCGCACCTGAAGGTGTTCGGCAATCACATGTACAGCCCGATGGCTGACGAAGACGACAAGGAGGCTGCGGAAGAGATCGTGTTCAGGGTCGCGTACGAAACTGGCCCAAGGATGTACACGAAGAAATTCGAGAAGGCGCGCTATGTCGCTGCGGGAGTCTTGTTCCGGTACCGTCGCATGCACCAGGGCGGCCAGAGCGAAGGCGTTGATCCCTGCCCAAGCCCTGAGTCGTTCCGCGCCTGGCTTGACCGTATGCATGGCATTGAACTTGACCCAAGAAACTGGGATAGGGAATGGGACGGCTTTATCCAGGCCTGTTTCGATGCCTGCAACGATCTCGACAAGGCCGCGCTTGTGCCTGTCTCTTCGGCGATAAAAATGATGAAAAATGCTGCTTGACGACAAATGTGCGGCTGAGGCAGACTTATCTCCATCGTGACAAATTCGCCTATGGCGAAAGTCACCACCGAAGCCCTGGCATCTGCCGGGGCTTTTTGTTTCGACGCAGGGTGGAGAAGTGGTCATCTCGCCGGGCCCATAACCCGGAGAGCGCTGGTTCGAATCCAGCCCTTGCTACCAAATCCTTCGGGTTGCGACTACGCGGCCGGGATCGCCTTGGACACGCAGGCGTTAAAGTGAAGTGGGAGCCGGTGGAAGCCCGGCACGGAGTGAATGCAGTGGTGCTGATGCTGCGAATCGAGGGTTTATGGCAAGCCCGTGGTGACACAGACGCCTAGGCGCAGCAACGTACACAGAGAGCCAGAAGCCGGAGATCAGCGCCGGCCACTCCAAATCACGCATGCGGCAGAAGAAAGCAAGGGTCACCATTGGTGATCAAGGCGAAAGCCCCGGCTCCTTGCTCTGCGGGCGTGACGCCGGCTAGTCCGGCACCTATTCTGCGGCTCTAGCTCAACTGGCAGAGCGCTGTCCTTCCAAGTCAGATGTTGCGGGTTCAAGTCCCGCGAGCCGCTCCAAACTCGATTCAATGACGTGTAGCTCAGAGGTAGAGCGGTCGGCTGTTACCCGACTGGTCGATGGTTCGATCCCATTCGCGTCAGCCAATAAGCCGGTATGGCGCAACAGGGAGCGCTGCTGATTTGTAATCAGAGGGTTGCGGGTTCGACTCCTGCTGCCGGCACCACACTACAAGGCCCAGGCAATGACCTGGGCTTTTCTGCATCTGGAGTAAGCAAATGGACCCGATGACGACCGTTGGCGGAGGTCTCTTCGCCAAGTACAGCGTCGCTATTGCCGGGTTCTGGGGGTCGATTCTGTCCCTTGGATTCCTGAGCGGCCTGAACCGCTGGCAAGCCGCGCTCGCTGTAGCAACCGGATTCGGGTGCTCAACATATTGGACTGCTCCGGTTGCCGCATGGCTTTCGCGTGAGTACGAGATTCCACTCGATGACGCATTTCTGAGTGGTGTCGCATTCACCATTGGTTTGCTGGCGATGAATATCATCCCCGGCCTGAAGGCGGCAGTAACGGCAATCACAGAGCGGTTCCTTCCTACGAGAGGAACCTGATCATGATCATGTCGATTCTGGCGGCGCTGGATGCGCTGCTGTGTGTGCTTGTCGTTGTAGCTGCTCTGGAGTTCCTGCGCACCGTCCAGTTGTCTGGGCAGCCGCTATTGGGTATCTCCTTCTACCTGGTGGCTGGTGGTGCATTCGGAATCCTGTACGGAATCATGAAGGGCGCACCGGTTAATCCATTTTCGGTGATCCTCCATGCTGGGCTCGTACTTTACGCCTGGTCCCGGCGCCGGCAGATATTCGGAAGCGACTGGTCGTGGAACTGAAGCGACCTCACCCTCCAGAGACGATCGGGCAGTTCGCGGAAGGCGAAGATTGGGCGGACGCCTTTGTCCCCGCTCAGGATGTTCTGGCTTGGGCGAAGTCAGTGTTAATCGATCCGAACGGAATCCTGGGCAATGAAGACCACGCCCACCTACAAGACGCTCCTCTCGCTTTCCTATGGGCTGCCTCCAGCTTCACCAAGCAGGGGAGGACGGTACTGGGTCAGTGCGAAGAGGTGACGTTCCGCTGTGGAGCCTGGCAGAAGGGAAGGCAGGAACAGCAGATGATCCGTTGGTTCGGATACCTGCCGAGGTTTCTGATCACCCTGGCTGCTGACTACTGCTCCCAGTGCTCCGACGCGGAGTTCTGCGCATTGGTCGAGCATGAGCTCTACCACATCTGCCAAGAGCACAACCAATACGGAGAGCCCAAGTTCACCGAGGAGGGATTTCCAAAGCTGAAGCTCCGCGGGCATGACGTCGAGGAGTTCGTCGGCGTGGTGAGGCGATACGGCCCAAGCAAGGACGTGCAGTATCTCATCGACGCTGCTAGCAGGCCTCCAGAGGTGGCCAAAATCAACATTTCGAGAGCCTGCGGTACGTGCCTGCTGAAGTCGGCATAGCCACGACAGGCCCATGACAGGAAGAAAAACGATGGCAACCCTGAACAGCGACGTGAAGGCGTTCATCGTTCAGGCGCTGGCCTGTTTCGATACGCCATCCCAGGTTGCGGAATCGGTCAAGAAGGAATTCGGCATCGAGGTCAGTCGGCAGCAGATCGAGTCGCACGACCCGAACAAGGTGTGCAGCAAGGGCCTTGCCGCGAAGTGGCGGATCCTCTTCGAGGACACCCGCAAGCGTTTCCGCGAGGAGATCGCCGACATCCCGATCGCCAACCGCGCCTACCGACTGAGGGCATTGGGTCGGATGGCTGAGCGCGCCGAGGGCATGCGAAACATGGCCCTGGCTGCCCAGCTTTACGAGCAGGCCGCCAAGGAGTCTGGTGGCGTCTACACGAACAAGCACCAGCACGAAGTCTCAGGTCCGAATGGCGCGCCGGTGGCAGTCGCCGCCTTGACCAAGGAGGACTACAAGCAGGCTCGCCGAGAGATGCTCGCGGAAGATGATTGCTGACCCCATTACCCTTGCTCGAAAGGTAGAGTGCGAGGCGGACGGCCTTTACTTCGCGCGCTACTTCTTCAAGCAGCGCATGGGTTCGAAGATGATCGTCGCGCCGCATCACCGGGTGATCCAGGAGACTTTGGATAGGGTGGTGGATGGTGAGATCCAGCGCCTGATCATCAACGTGCCTCCTGGATACACAAAGACCGAGCTGGCGACGATCAACATGATCGGCCGGGGATTGGCGCTGAACAACCGCGCCAGGTTCATGCACCTGTCCTACTCGCACAATCTGGCCCTACTGAACTCCAGTACGGCGCGCGGTATGGTGAAGTCCTCGGCGTATCAGGCCATGTGGCCTATGTCGCTGCGAGATGACGCCGACAGCAAGGCCATGTGGTGGACTGAGCATGGCGGCGGGGTTTACGCATCGTCCGCCGCCGGCCAGGTGACAGGGTTTCGCGCCGGCCACATGGAGCCTGGATGGCAGGGCGCGCTGATAATCGACGACCCTGTGAAGCCGGATGATGCCTACAGCGAGACGGTTCGTGATGGGGTGAACAGCCGCTTCAATGAGACCATCAAGAGCCGACTGGCCATCGAAAGCACGCCGATGGTCGTGATTATGCAGCGCATCCACTATCACGACCTGAGCGGCTACCTTCTGCGAGGCGGGTCAGGGGAGATGTGGCATCACCTCAACCTTCCAGTGATCATCGACAACAGCGAGCCGTACCCAGCGGAAAACACTCACGGAATCCCGATCGAGCATGGTCTTCCGGATGGCTGGCTATGGCCCTTCAAGCACAACGAGAGCCACCGCACAGCGCTTTTCTCGCATCGACGCACCGCAGAAGCCCAGTACATGCAGAAACCTCGGCGGTTCAACGCTGAGGGGGCGCTATGGACCGAGCAACTGATCAATGCAGCGCATCAATTGCAGATCAGGGCCGACCGCAAGCGGTGCGTGGTGGCCATCGATCCTCAGGCCACCAACAGCGACGAGAGCGACGAAACTGGGATCGTGGCGGCGAGTTCCTACGGTGCTGGTGACTCCCGCCAGTTCTCGGTCGATGGCGATTACAGTGGGAAATACTCACCAGCCGGTTGGGCGAAAAAGGCTATGGCTGCATACGAGCAGCACCAGGCCGACGCGATCGTTATTGAGACGAACCAAGGCGGCGACATGGCGGAAGAGACCCTGAAGAACGCGGGTTTCAAGGGGCGAATCATCCGAATCCACGCCAACAAGGGAAAGTTCGCCCGTGCTGAGCCGATATCCGCCCTGTACGAGCAAGGCAGGGTGGCTCACCAAGGCGCGCTGTATCTGCTGGAGAACCAGCTCATGGAGTACATCCCCGCGACGGCGAAGAAGTCGCCGGACCGGCTGGATGCCATGGTCTACGCCTTGACCGAATTGGGCGGAGCCGCGCCGCTTGGCATTCTTCTTCCCGGAGCCCGCTGATGGCCATCTTCATCCTCAAGGAGCGCGCAACCAGCCGCTCCATGGTGGTCCGTGCTCGCTGCACGTCCTGCGCCCGCACCGTGGCGGTCGAGAACGCTGGCGCCGAAGGGACGATGGTCTGGCGTGACCCCAACCTCTCATCTGTCGAACTGGTCCGCGAGACGGACAAGCCAGGCCTCATCCTGAAATCGGACTGACCATGACTGACAAACTCGACCTCGCGGTCAATCACGCGATGAGCAGTGCCATCGCGCGTGCGCGAATGAGCCTGCTGAACCAGGGCATCGGCCATGACGCCAAGCGGCCGCAGGCGTGGTGCGAGTACGGTTTTCCCCAGGAAATCACGTTCAACGACCTGTACACCATGTACCGCCGGGGCGGCATCGCCCATGGCGCGGTCGAGAAGATCGTCACCACTTGCTGGAAGACGAATCCGCAGGTCATCGAGGGTGACGACCAGGACCGCTCCAAGGACGAAACCGAGTGGGAGAGGAAGAACAAGCCGTTGATAGCAGGCGGCAGGTTCTGGCGGGCTGTCTCCGAAGCCGACCGGCGCCGCCTTGTTGGTCGTTATTCCGGGTTGCTCTTGCACATCAGGGATAGCCAGCCGTGGGACAGGCCTGTCACGGGAAAGGTCAATGGGCTGGCGAAGGTCACCCCGGCCTGGGCCGGGTGCCTTAAGCCCAAGACGTTTGACGAGAAACAGGATAGCGAGACCTACGGGCAGCCCACCATGTGGGAATACACCGAGGCATCCCAAGCCGGTCGTCCCGGTCTGGTGCGAGATATCCATCCGGACCGGGTTTTCATTCTCGGAGACTGGACCGGCGATGCAATCGGATTCCTGGAGCCTGCCTACAACTCATTCATCAGCCTGGAGAAGGTCGAGGGAGGCAGTGGCGAATCGTTCCTGAAGAACGCTGCACGTCAGCTCCTGCTGAACTTCGACAAGGATATTCAGCTCGGCGAGATCGCCAGCACCTACGGCGTGACGCTCGATGCGCTCAACGAACGCTTCAACGAGGCGGCGCGTCAGCTAAACCGCGGCAACGATGTCCTGCTTCCAACCCAGGGGGCGACCGTCACGCAGATGGTGTCCGCTGTTTCGGACCCCAGCCCCACGTACAACGTCAACCTGCAGACCGCCGCCGCCGGCGTCGACATCCCGACCAAGATTCTGGTGGGCATGCAGACCGGCGAGCGGGCGAGCAGTGAGGACCAGAAGTACCACAACGCCAGATGCCAGGCGCGCCGGGTGCAAGAACTGACGTTCGAGATCAACGACTTGTTCGCGCACCTGATGCGCATCGGCGTGGTTCCGCTGAAGGCTGAGTTCACCGCGATCTGGGATGACCTCACCGTGCCGACCAAGGCCGAGCGCTTGGCCAACTCCAAGACCATGAGCGAGATCAACAGCGCCGCGATCGGCACTGGCGAGCCCGTGTTCACGGCGGAGGAAATACGCGAAGAAGCTGGATACGACCCGCTCGAGGGTGGCGATCCGCTGCCTGACACCGAACCGGAGGATGAAGATGCCGCGCGCACCGATCCTACCGGCGAACGGCAGTGACCCGACCGGGGTAGATCGCCTGGAAAGGGGCGCAATGCGCGAGTTCGACAGGCGCATGCGGAAGATCAGGGATGGCTACGTGGCGGCCCTGGATCGAATCCCGGCCCAACCGGTGGTGAACGAGCAGTATACCTACCGTCTCGACCAGGCCCTTCTCTCCGCGATCTTCGCCGACACCAACCTGATGGTCGACGAGATACTGCAGGAGGGCGGGGAGCGGGACCTCTGGTTCTTCGAGTCCTACGTCGGGGTTGCCTACATCCGCGGGACTGCGCAGACCCACGCCAACCTGGCGCAGCAGTCGCCGGCGTATCGCGCTGGCCGGGAGTCGCTGGATGTGCTCCTCCGATCCGACGCCTACCGCGCGCGCATGGCGCTGCTTCGCGCTCGGGAGTTCGAGGAAATGAAGGGGCTGTCGGGCCAGGTCAAGGCCGACATGGCGCGCATCCTCGCCGAAGGCATGGGGCGCGGGAAGAATCCCCGGGAGATTGCACGGGACCTGACCGCCCAGACCGGCATCGAGGCGCGTCGAGGCCATCGCATCGCCCGCACCGAGGTCACTACCGCACTCCGAAGGGCTCGCTGGGACGAGAAAGACGCTGCTGAGGCCGATTACGGCGTCCAGTCGAAGCTGATGCACATGTCGGCCCTGTCCCCCAGCACTAGGGCCACCCATGCGGACAGGCACGCCAGGCTCTACACCTCGGATGAGGTGAGGGACTGGTACAGCCGAGACGGAAACTCGATCAACTGCAAGTGCAGCCAGGTCGAGGTGCTGGTCGATGACGAAGGGAACCCGGTTGTCCCGGCCATCGTCGAGCGCGCGCGCCGCAACTACCAAGTCATGAAAGCCAAAGGGCGCGGGCCCTGGGCGAAAGAGGATTGAGCCATGCCCATGCAGGTCAACATCACCACCCAGGTCAACAGCGCCAGTATTCGACGTGAGACCTACAACGGGCGCGAACACCTGGTTCTGCCGAGCTACACCCTGCCGGCCGGGGTGGTAATGAACGGTGGTCTCTACACCGCCGAGCAGATCGATAAGCACTACCCAGGGCTGGAGGGAACGCTCGCGCCGCTCGGCCACCCGATGGTCGACGGGAAGTTCGTTTCGGCGTTCTCCCCCGAAGGGATCAACGTCGGCCATATCGGCGCCTGGAACCGAAACGTGAAGAAGTCCGGAAACCGGGTCTACATGGAGAAGTGGATCGACATCGAGGTCGCCAAGTCAACGGAAGGTGGGCGAGAACTGTTGCAGCGCGTCGAGGCGCTAGAGAGGGGAGACGATGTACCTCCGATTCACACTAGCGTGGCGGCGTGGCTGGAGCGTCTGCAGCCGAACGAAAGCCAGCGTACGCAGGGGATCGAGTGGGTCGCCGACATCCAGAGCATGGACCACGACGCGATCCTGCTGCACGAAGTAGGGGCGGCCACTCCTGAGCAGGGCGTCGGCCTCATGGTGAACGCGGACCAGGCTGTGCCGCTTCAGCCGAACTCCGGCGCCCTGGTTGGCGAGTCCTACCGGGAGCGTGAGCAGCGCCTGGACCGAGCCGCAAAGGAGCGATTCGCCTCCGGCCCCGACCAGTACGCATGGGTTGCCGATTTCACCGATTCCCAGGCCGTGATCAGCCTCAACGGCGGTGTGACCGAGGTGTACGGCTACAAGGTCGAGGCAGGGAAGATCGTCTTCGACGAGTCCGGCCAGCCCGTTGTCCGGCAAGAGTCCTGGGTCGCCATGGTGGCCAACAGCATCAAGAACATTTTCACCCATCGTCAGGCTCGGCCTGATCAACCTGAGAAGGAGGGCGACATGCCCCTGACCCCCGAAGAGAAGGCCGAAATCGTGAAGGAAATCGGCACCAACACCTCCAACGCCATCAAGGAACTGGCGGACACCATCATCAAGCCCCTGGCCGACAAGGTCGACGGCCTGGTCGCCAACCACAAGGCCCTGGCCGACACGCTGACCGCCAACCAGCGCGCCGAGGAAGACAGCATGCGTGAAGCGGTCAAGGCCAAGTTCGGCGAGGTCATCGCCAACAGCCTGGCCGGCGACGCGCTCAAGGAAATGTTCAAGCAGTGCGGCGAGTCCGCCCCGCTGGGCGCCAATGCCGCCACCGACAAAGGCGGTCTCACCGCCGATATCAACAACCTGCCGAAGGAGTAAGCCATGTCTCGCTATCGTCGCGTGAACATCGACGGCAAGTCGCTGTTCAAGACCGAAACCCGCAAGACCGCCGCGGCACTCCTGCCCGGCACGTTCGCCGTGATCAATGGCAGCGACCTGTTCGCCCAGGCAAGCGCAAGCGTTGGCCGACTCTACGTCATCGACTGCGCTCACCACGAAGGCCTCAACATCCGCGATGCGGTTCCCGTCGGCCATTCGGCCGTGGGCAACTACGTCGAAGAGGGTCGCGAACTCGCCGTGCTGTGCCCGGCCGGTACCTACAAGAAGGACACGCCGATCAAGCTCGGAACCAGTGGCCAGGGTGCCATCGCGTCGAGCGATACCGACACGGTCCTCGGTTACAGCCAGGACGATGCAGTCATCGCCTCCGGCCAAACCGACTTCATCCGCATCCGCTTCCGTGTCGGCAGTGTCGCCGCCCCGGCGCCCTAATAGGAGTACGGACACATGTTCCTCACCCAGCAAGCAATCGCCGCCCATCCCCGCCTGATGGGCCATTTCCAGGAGTTGCAGGCCAACCGCAACATCTGGAACAACCAGAACGCCGCGATGATCACCCACCACCGCGGCGCCATGACCCCCGAAATGCTGGCCTGCAACGCGCTCGCCGGCCTGGGGCGTGAGTTCTGGGCCGAGGTCGACGCCCAGATCATCCAGTACCGCAACCAGGAAACCGGCATGGAGATCGTCAACGATCTCCTGCAGGTGCAGACCGTGCTTCCGATCGGCAAGACCGCCAAGCTCTACAACGTGGTCGGCGACATCGCCGATGATGTGTCGGTGAGCATCGATGGCCAGGCCCTGTACTCCTTCGATCACACCGAGTACAACTCCGATGGCGACCCCATTCCGGTGTTCACCGCCGGCTATGGCGTCAACTGGCGCCATGCCGCCGGCATGAACACCGTCGGCATCGACCTGGTTCTGGACTCCCAGGCTGCGAAGCTCCGCAAGTTCAACAAGCGGATCGTTGCCTACACCCTGGACGGCGCCACCAACATCCAGGTCGAGAACTACCCGGGTCAGGGGCTGCGCAATCACCGCAACACCATCAAGGTCAACCTGGGATCCGGCGCCGGCGGCGCGAACATCGACCTGACCACTGCCACCCAGGAGCAACTGGCTGCGTTCTTCACCACCGGCGCTTTCGGCCAGGCCGCCCGCAACAACAAGGTCGATGCCTACGATGTGCTGTGGGTGTCCCCGGAAATCTGGGGCAACATGAACCGCCCGGCAACCGTGGCAATCGGTGGCAGCACGATCCTGAGCGGCGGCACTGTTTTGCAGTTGATCACCCCGTTCATCCCGGCTCGCGCCATTCGCCAGTCGTTCGCCCTGTCGGGTAACGAGTTCCTGGGCTATCAGCGCCGCCGGGACGTGGTCACCCCGCTGGTCGGCATGGCTACCGGCGTTGTGCCGCTGCCGCGCCCGCTGCCGCAGGTCAACTACAACTTCCAGATCATGAGCGCCATGGGCATCCAGGTGAAGAAGGACGACGAAGGCCTGTCCGGCGTGATCTACGGCGCCAACCTGGCGTAAGGAGAGCAACATGCCCAAGTACGAGGTGATCAAACCCTGGAACGGCGTTTCCAAGGGCCAGGTGCTGGAACTCGACACTCTGGCTGCGGCGCTCCTGCCGAACGTGCGCGAGATTGGCGCACTCAAGAACGGAGGCCTGACCTTGGACGTTTCGGCCCAGGTTGACGAAGCGGCCAAGCAAGCTCTCGCCGAAGCGCAGGCATCCGTCGACGCCATGATCGTTGATGCCAAGGCTCAGGCCGAAGGCATCATCGCCGCAGCCAACGCGGAAGCAGCGAAGATCCTGGATCAGGCCAAGGCCCAGGCCGGTACCCTGACGCCGGCGATCCCGGACGGCAGCGAGCGCCGGGAGCTGATCAAAGCGCGCTTGAAGGAGCTGAAGATCGAGTTCGATGGCCGCCAGGGAGAGGAAGCGCTTGCCGCCCTTCTGCCGGATGGCGAGCTGGCGAAGCTGTTCCCGGCCAAGTGACCGGTGCGTGACGAGAGGCCGCCTGCGGGCGGCTTCGTCGTTTCTGGCCCCAGAAATGGGGCCTTCTTCTTCCAGGAATCGGACATGATCACAGTTGAACAGGCCCGGCAGTACCTGCAGAGCCAGGGCATCGACAACGTGCCCGATTTCATCCTCGCGGCGTGGATCGAGCAGTTGCAGCAGATCCAGGACTGCCTGGATGCCCATTACCCGGCATCGACCGCGCTGCTGATTCAGGCCTACCTGCTGGCGCTGTTTGCCTTGGCCCAGGCCGACAAGTACATCAGCAGCCAGACGGCACCATCCGGCGCTTCTCGATCGTTCCGCTACCAGGCCTTTGCTGATCGCTGGAAGGCGCAGTTGGCCTTGCTGAACGCCCTGGACAAGTACGGATGTGCGACGGGGCTGATTCCCCCGAACCCAACCCAGACCGCACACGGCGGTCTTTGGATAGCGCGCGGTGGCTGCATGTGTGGTGACTCATGAGCACGACAGCGAATTGGAGTTACACCAACACGGCGACGGTTCGGCCATTCCTGCACTTCGACCTTTCGACCCAGGAGGCCGTTTACGGCCCCGAGTACGAGATCGCCTGCACCTGGGTAGCGAAGGGTGAGCAGGTCCGCGATAACAACGGCGCCGAGTTCGTGTCGCGGCACCAGATATTCACCGAGGACCGCCGGCCGAAGTACCTGGACCTGATCCAGTTCGACGGCTCCAACGGCTGGGAAGAGATTCGCTCGGTGACGAACTGGGACATGAGCTTTTTTGGAGAGGATCCTGATTTTCTGCTCGTGACTTAGATTCGAACCATGTAACCAAGTCTATCCTCAGCCAATTTTCTTGCTGCCACTGCGTCAGCTTTATCTATGAAATTGCCCAGGTGGATGCATTTCATGTTGTCCCATATCTGCGCGTACCAGCGACCGGTTCGCTTGTTCAGATAGACGCCAGGGTGCCCAGAAGTGTTGTTCTTCGAGACTTTATTGTTCTTGGTGTTGGTGGATTGAGGTACTTCACGAAGGTTGGATATCCGGTTGTTGGTGAGAACTCCGTCGAAGTGATCCACCACTCCATTCGGCAGCCTCCCGTGGACGTAAATCCAGGCAAGACGATTTGCTTGATGGCGCTTTCCGTCGATCTTGATCACCAAGTATCCACGCGCATCAATGGTGCCCGCCTGACGACCGGCTATGGCTCGATTGGAGAGCGTTTTCCTCCAGGTAAAAAGGCCAGTCTCGGGTTCGTAGACAACTACCTCTTGCAATCGCTTTGCGGTGAGCATCGTCAATTCTCCTGCGCGTGTGCGGCGCATGAATTCTATCCAATACGGTGCATGAGGTCCTGCAGATCAACCTTTCAACCTTTGAGGTGACCCATGCCAGTCAAGGGCATCGACCGCGTCCGGCGGAATCTTCGTGTGGCTGTCGAAAACATTGCCGGCGGCGTTTCCGAGCGCGCTGTTTATGAGGTGCTGAGCCAGGGCGCGGCAATGGCGCAGACCATAATACCGATCGACACATCGACTCTGGTCAACAGCCAAACGGCCCCCCAGATCACTGTTGGCCCAAACGGGGTCGAGGGAAGCGTCGGTTACACCGCTGCCTACGCAGCAGCAGTCCACGATGCGCCAGGCACTCTCGCCGGCCAGCCGCGGGACGAGAACGACCCTAGCCGGGGGGACTACTGGGACCCGAATGCGGAGCCTGAATTTCTCACGAAGGGCTTTGACCAGATCATTCCAGCCATCCCGGCCATCCTCCGCAGGACATACCGCGTATGACCCCCTACGACGCCTTCCAGGACTGGCTGGCTTCGATCCTGGGCGAGGGCTACCAGTACAGCCGCGGGATGTGGGTCGACCACCCCTCGCTCGACTCGGCATTCATCGCAGCGATCCAGCAAACCGGCGGCCCCCCGACTCAGGTCGACATTCGTCGCCTGCGGTTCAAGGTGATCCTCCTCGGCCCGAAGGGCGTCCGGAAACACGTTGTCGACGTCGGCAACTCAATCGAGACCCTGGCGCAGGTAGCGCTTGGTGACAGCGTCCCCTGTGGCGCCGCATCTGTTCGGGCAATCGGCGAGCCGATCGGGCCTGGATACACCACCGAAAACCGGGCCTGGTACAGCCTGGACCTTGAAGTTCTCTATTAATCAGGAGGCCAGACATGGCTTGCAAGAAGCTCAAATTTCCGGGCCGCGACGTCGTGCTCGAGTATTACATCGGGTGCGGCGATGCGCTGCCGGCGGAGAATGACTGGCGCCGTTTTGGGTCGCTCCGCACGAAGGAATTCACCGTCGAGTGGGACACCATCGACGCGACTGATTCCGACTCGGTTGGCGCACTGCGGGAGAACCTGGCCAGTTTCCAGACGCTGACCATTTCCGGTGACGGTACCGTGAAGGCCTCCGGTGCCGGCGCGCAGAACCTGATCGACCTGACGAAGCATGTCGTGAAGCCGGACGCGACCGGCGGACAGCCTGTTGTCTGGATGCGCATGACCTTCCCGGACCTGACCTTCACCGCATTCATGCTCATCAGCAACCTCAGTCGCTCCGCGCCGTACGACGATGTCACCACCTACAGCTTCGAGGCTTCGGCGACCGCTTCCGACTTCGGCCTGATCGTCGAGGATACCCCCGACGCGGATGCGCCGGACCCGACCAGCATTCAGGTCGTGCCGGAGACCCTCTCGCTTACCGTTGGCGAAGGCTTCAACTTCGAGGGCGTCGTGCTGCCTGTTGGCGCTCCGCAAGGCCTGCGCTGGACTTCCAGTGCGCCGACCGTGGCCGCGGTGAACGCGGTTACCGGCGAGGTGAGCGCTCTGTCGGCCGGTACCGCCACGATCACCGCCGCTTCCAGCGTCGCCCCGGGCGTCACCGATACCGCAACTGTCACGGTTGTCCCGCTGGTGCAGGGCATCACTGTCTCGCCGACCTCCGTCTCGATCGCCGAAGGCGCCACCCAGCAACTGACCGCCGCTGTATCCCCGACCGGTGCGGCTCCTGGCCTGGTCTACGAAAGCGCGGCGCCGGCGATTGCCACCGTGAGCTCGACCGGCCTGGTGACCGGTGTTGATGTCGGTACCACCACGGTGAAAATCACCAGTGCGGCGCGGCCGTCGGTGAGCGTGACCGTTCCGGTAACCGTTACTGCACCGTGATCCTCACCGAGATCGGTGAGATAGGCGTACACACGGCCTCGGGGGAGTTCTTTCTCCTGCGGCCGTCCCTGTACGCCATGACCCAGCTCGGTACGCCGGCCGAGATTGTCGACGTCTTCGCGCGCGTCATGAGCGACCCGATCACCGAGAAGCATCAGGCGGACCAGTTCGCGGACGCCCTGGCCGTGGTGGTGGCCTGTAGTGAGCAGGACCTGTCCGACGTGTTTGGCTACTACGACCAGGACCTGGTCTACCGGCCAGGAACTGCGGACGTCGAGCACCTTGTGCCTCTCGCGCGCTGCCTGCTGAAGCACGGCGTCACTGGGGCGCTTCCGCCGCTCCCCCGGCGCCACGACGAAGAGCCGAACTACTCGGGGGAATTCGTTGCGCGGGAGTACGTCGCGACGGCGATAGCGCACCTGGGGCTGAGCGAGCGCGAAGCCTGGTCCATGACCATGACCGGCCTGATCGGCGCCCTGCGCGCGAAATACCCCCCAACCGAATCGAACGCTCCGGGCGCCAGAGCCCCGACCGCGGCAGAGCATGACGCGACGATGGAGTGGTTCGACAAGATCGAGGCCAAGCGCAAGGCGCGGGCGAAAGGAGCACCCTGATGGCTGAGAATGTCGGCAGCATCTACTACACCGTCGAGGCGGATACCTCCAGCCTCGTCAACGGTGCGAACGCCGCCGATCGCTCGCTGGACAGCATGCAGGGTTCCATGCAGCGGACCGATGCGACTGCTGGGAAGTTGCAGACCCGCATGACCAGGGTGGCCGGGGCTGTGCGGCAGGCCAACCAGCAGATCGGCGCCCAAACCTCGGCATACAGCGGGCTGACCCGGGTCGTTGCCGCTTACCTTTCGCTCCGGACGCTCCAGTCGGTCATCGAGCTTTCCGACCAGTACGGCCAGATGGCCTCGCGCATTCGGAACGCCACCAGCAGCGCCGAAGAGTACGCCATGGTGCAGGAGCGCCTGTTGCAGACCGCCAACGGCACCTTCCGGGCGCTGAGCGAGGCTCAAGAGGTCTACCTGGCTACGGCTGACACGCTCAGGGATCTCGGCTACACCACGTCCGACGTTCTGGACATCACCGACTCGTTCTCCTACGCGCTGGTTCGCGACGCTGCTCGCGCCGACCAGGCCACCACCGCCATGGATGCGTGGTCCAAGGCGCTGATGAAGAACAAGGTCGAAGCCGATGGCTGGGCCTCGATCATGGCCGCGACGCCGTCGATCGTAGAGGGCATCGCCGAGGCTACCGGGAGGACCCAGGCTGAAATCCGGCAGTTGGGCGCCAGCGGGAAGCTGTCTGTCGAGGCGTTGAACGAAGGGTTGCGCCGCACCCGGGACGAGAACAAGGCACTGGCCGATGAGATGGAAACATCGGTCGCAGACTCGTTTACCAAGCTGCGCAACAGCATGACGGTGTTCATCGGAAAGGTGAACGAGTCGAGCGGCGCCAGCCAGGTTCTGACCAGCAACATCGCCGAGCTCGCGAATGCATTGCAGGACCCCGAGACCATTCGTGCCGCCCAGGAGTTGGCGGCCGGGGTGGTAGGCGCCCTCAACCAGATCATCGCCGGCGCGAAAGAAACCGTTCGGATCGTCAAATGGGCGGCCGAGGGAATTGCCGCGGCGCTACACGGCGCGGCGTCTGACGATATTGTCCGCCTGGAGGACCAGCTCAACACGTACCAGGAGATGCTGGCCAACCCGCTGAAGCGCCTGCGCATCGGTGGGAAAGGGCAGGCGATCGCGCTGTTCAGTGAGGACGAAATCAAGGCGAACATCGCCGCGACACAAGCGCTGATCGACCAGTTCTACAAGGACCAGGAGAAGAAGCCTCCGGTAGTTGTGCCGAACGTAGAGTCACCGTCTACCCAGGGTAAATCGGGCGGGAAGACCGGTACCGTCAACGCCGAGGCCGCTGCCACCGCAGGCACGAAGAAGCTCACCGAGGCGCAGAAGGCAGCCAAGAAAGCCGCTCAGGAACTCGCCCAGGCGCAGAAGGAAAACATCGACACCATTGCTGGCCTCGGCCAGCAACTCGCTCTTGTCGGCCTGAAGGGCAAGGACCTGATGCAGACCCAGGCAGAGCTGCAACTCAACGAGTACGCCACGCCGGAGCAGGTCGCCCAGGTCCGCGCGCTCGCCGCAGCTCTGTACGAAGCGCAACAGGTCGAAGCCAACAAGCAGTTGCTGGGGCAGATGGACCCGATCGCCGGCGAAGACCAGCGCTACCAGACCGAACTGGAGAATCTGAAAAAGCTGAACGAGGCCAAGTTGCTCGAGGACCAGCGCTACCTGGAACTCAAGGCGCAGGCAGAGCAACAGCACGATGCCACGATGAAGCAATTGGAGGAGGAGCGATTCCGCCGCCAGGCTGCCGGCAACGAGATGATCATGGCAACGCTGGATCAGGTGCAGCAGGCCGGCACGAACGCTCTGACAGGGCTGATAACCGGGGCGAACAACGGTGCTGACGCCATGCGGCAACTGGCCGGCGCCATGCTGAACCAGGTCGTGGGCGCCCTCGTCAAGGTCGGCATCGAACAGGCGAAGAACTTCATCATGGGGCAGGCCCAGCAGGCGGCTGCGGCGACGACAGCCGCGGCGACAGGTGCAGCTATGGCTTCCGCCTACGCGCCAGCCGCCGCTGCCGCCTCGGTAGCGTCATTCGGCGGGGCGGCAACGGCTGGCCTTACCGCAATGGCGGCCGCTATCCCGGCGATGCTCGGCATGTTCGCTGGCGGCCGACAGTACGGCGGCCCCGTAGGGGCTGGTGGCATGTACCGGATCAACGAGAACGGCGCGCCAGAGGTATTCCAGGCTGCGAATGGCCGGCAGTACATGCTGCCGAACACGCGAGGCGAGGTGATCAGCAACGGCGACGCCACCGCACAGGGCTCGCCGCAGATCAGCCTGCAGATCATCAACAACGGTCCTCCGGTTTCCGCCACCGCCACCATGGACGGGAACAACCTGCGGGTAACTCTCGATGCGGTCGAACAGGACTTTGCCAACAAGGTTTCGTCCGGCCAGGGGCTTTACCCGAAAGCAATCGAAGGCGCATATGGATTCAAGAGGGCAGGGCGATGATCAAATGGCCTGATGGCCTTCCCTTCCCGCTCAGGGAGGGTTACGGCTTCAAGACGGTAGAGCCTATGGCCAGGACGTCCCTCCAGAGCGGTCGGGCACGCTACAGGCGGAACTTCAGCAATGTGCCGGTCGCACTGGAGGTTTCCTGGCTGTTCACTGCTGAGCAGGCTCGGCTGTTCAAAGGGTGGTACCGAGACGTCCTGAAAGACGGCGTCAAGTGGTTCGAGTGCGATTTGCGTACGGAAGAGGGAATCGTTCCGTGCAACCTGCACTTCGAGGGGATCTACGACGGTGGCTATCTCGTCGGGCGCGACCACTGGCGTTTCAACGCAACCGTCGTGATGCGAGAGCGCTCGATCATCGATCCTGGGTGGGCCGAGATTCTGCCCGAGTACATCCTCCTCGCGGATATCTTCGACATCGCGATGAACAGGGAGTGGCCTCTACATGGCGACGGCTCTTGAGCGCTTCTATGCCTCCGGCGGTGAAGACCTGAAGCTCGCCACGGTCGAGTTGTCTTGCCCGGTGTGGCCGGAGCCTATCCTCATCTGCCAGGGCTATGACGACATCACCTGCATGACCGAAGACGGGCGGCTACTTACGTTCATCGCTGGCGCTATCGACGTATCGATTCCGAAGCGAGACAACAGCGGAAACCAGAACGTCGGATTCGCAATCGACAACGTGACCGGATTCGCCCAGCAGCGTATCAACGAAGCCCTGGAGGCTGGCGAGTATGTGACCCTGATCCTGCGAATCTACCTCGAAAGCGACCTGACTGCGCCGGCCGAGCGGCCGTATCGGATGCGCGTGAAAGGGGTCGACTTCGAAAGCCTCTCTGTCCAGGTAGAAGCCGGCTACTACGACCTCATCAACACCGCCGCGCTGCGCCACATCTACAACGTCAGCGAGTTCCCCGGACTTAAATACTGGCCCTGATCCCATGCCGAACAGATACCTCACCGCCATCTATACCGAGGGCGGGCGGGCCCTGCCGTGCCTTGACTGCTGGGGCCTGACGCTCATAGCGCGGGTTGAGCTGTTCGGACTGCCGATGCTGACCGACTTCGGTGGTGTCACGCGACTCACCCCGGTTTCGATGCAGCGGGCGTGCGATACGGAGATCCAGCGCGCGCTCGAGCAATGCGAGCCAGGACCTGGGGTCATCGCCGCGGCCTATAGAGGGCGTCTGCTCGATCACGTAGGCCTGCTGGTCGAGGTGGATGGTCGCCTGCGGATTCTCGAAATCAACCCGGGAAGCGGGGTGTCGCTCACCCCGCTCCAGAAGTTCTCCGACAAATACTCCAAGGTGGCCTTCTACCGTGATCGAAATCTACCCATCGCTCCTTGACGGAGAACCGCTGGAGCGGCATCCGATTGGCCGCAGGATGACGATTCATGCCTGGCTGACCGCGAATTCTCCTGGGTACCGCTGCCACGATGTCCACCCGTTCTCCATCGGTTTTGTCCCCGCCGAGGTTGCGCTTTGCGGGGACCTGACCGACAAGCAGAAAAAGGCGCATGAGGAGTTCATCCACCCCGGCGAGTGGGCCGAGCGCATCATCGACCGCGGCGATATTGTTCGGATCTACAAGCTCCCGCGCGGGACTGATCCGTTCACCATTACGGCGGCATTGTTCAAGGGCGTCCAGTCGGCATTCCGGATGCTCATGCCGCAGTTGCCCGGCATGCCCACAAACCCGGGGCAGGGCGAGTCACTTGCCGACTCCAGCGCGCGAGGGAACAAGGTCAAGTTGGGCGATGCAATCCGCGAAGTCGCTGGCCGTCGCCTGATCTTCCCTGACTACATCCTGCCGCCCAGGAAGTACTTCGCTGGCCCTCGCGAACAGTGGACCGAAATGCTGCTGTGCATCGGTCGTGGTCGTTTCCAGATCCAGGAAGGCGGCGTAAAGATCGGCGATACCACGTTCCTCGCGCTCGGAGCGGAAGCCTCTTTCCAAATTTTCGAGCCAGGCCAGAATCTTGGCTCGCATCCATCCGCCATCTGGTGGCACTCCGCGCCTGAGGTGGGCGCTAGCTCGACAGGTAATGCGGGCCTGGAACTCACCGAGTCCTCGACGCTCACCCCGAACCCAACCGCAACCACGTTCACGTTCTCGGGGAACAACATCATCATCCCTTCTGGCGCCGGTTCTTTCCCGTCTGATTGGGTTGCCGGAACGATCCTGCGGGTTGAGGCGCAGTATCCGTACACCGTCGTCGATGGTGGCGGTAGCGCGCGCGACACGATCTCAGGCGATATCGCGCAGCTTGGCCTGTCTGTCGGGACTGAGATTCAAGTCGTCGGCGTTAACTCGGGGCTCTACGTCGTAAACACCGTCAACTCCACAAACCTCACGCTGAACTACGACAGCGGCGCCCCCGTAAATGCCCTGCAGGTGGGTGCCGGTGATGCCGCAATCGGTCTGCGCGGGCTCCGGTTCCGAATCACTGCGTATAGCGCCCAACAGATCACGGTAGAGCGCCTGACGTCTGCGGGGGCTACTGACCCAAGTTGGCCAGGGTTCTCCCCGCTGAACTCCAGCACGTCGCGCATCACCGTTGATACCTCGAACTCCGAGGGAGGTTGGCGCGGCCCATTCCCGGCGTGCCCGGCTGGCGAAAAAACTAGCGTTGTCGAATGGGATATCTTTTGCCCGAACGGGTTGATCTTCATAGACCGGAAAGGCAATCAGATCCCGCTGAGTGGCTACTACACGGTCCAGTACCGCGATATGGATATTGGCGGCGCATGGACCTCGCTCGACTACCAGCATAATGGCGCCACGCTCGATCAAATCGGGTTCACGACGCGGCTGAATCTGCCATACGCCATGCGACCAGAGATCCGCATGCGGCAGCGATACCCCATCGGGAAAAACGAATTAGAGTTCCGCGACACGCTGCAATGGTACGGCCTGCGTTCGCAGCTCCAGGCGCCGACCTCATACGCGGGCGTGACGGTGCTCGCGGTTCGGTACCGGTCCTCTGATCGCATATCCGCACAGACCGAGAGTCGGATCTCGGTAGAGGCTACTCGCATGCTTCCAGCCCGCCAGGGCGGAGCATGGACGCCTGAACTCGCAACGCGAGACATCGTCCCGTTCCTCTGCTACATCGCGAAGGAGCGAGGCTATACCGACGCGGATCTCGATCTCGAAGAACTGGATCGGCTGGACGCCATCTGGAAGGCCCGCGGTGACACGTTCGACATGATCTACGAGGACGGTAAGGCCACGGTGGCGCAGATCATGGACGACGTTCTTGCGGCCGGGTATGCCGAGAAGACCATCAAGCGCGGCGTGATCTCTGCGGCCAGAGACGAGCCCAGGACAACGTTCGGGCACATGTACTCGCCGCAGAACATGGACGGCCCACTGAGGATCAGCATCAGCGCGCCGTCTGAGGACGACTATGACGGTATAGATGTCAAGTTCGTGAATGCCAATGGATGGGTCGACGATACTGTGCCATGCCGCATAGATGGTGATATTGGGCGCAAGGTGGAGACGATAACCGCCGTTGGTGTGACGGACCGCGACCGAGCCTGGCGCTACGGGATGCGCCGCAGGATGGCACAGCGATACCGGCGAACCGAGTATTCGTTCGAAACTGGCCTCGACGCGCTGAACAGCGAGTTCTGGGATTACGTGGCCCTCGCCGGCGATGTTCCCGGTCCCGGATTGGCGCAGAGCGCATACCTGAAATCGTTCGTGATCTCGGGAAACTCGGTCCTGATCGAGTCCAGCGAGCCGCTCGACTGGTCGCTGCTGAACTCTCCAGCGTTGTACCTGCGCCGCCCAGATGGAACGGTTTCCGGCGGATACCCGGCATCTCGGATCGACGACTACCGGCTGAGCATTCCCAGCATCGATTTCGTCCCTGATGTTTCCTGGGAGATCGAACCGCCGCACCTTCTGCTGGGAAACCCATACCGGGCCCTGATCAGCTCAATCGATCCAAAAGGCAATACCGCTGCGTCCGTCCGAGCGGTGAACTACGACCCCAGGGTCTACACCTACGACAACGCCAGCGCCCCCAACTGACCGCACACACAAATCCAGAGCCCGCCATAGAGCGGGCTTTTTCATGCCCGGAGAATTTGCATGACGACCTACGCCACCGGTAACCCGCTGGGCTCCAAAGACCCGCGCGATCTGTACGACAACACCGAGAACTTCGACGCGGCGATGAACGATCGTTCGAGCGTCTCTTGGGTGGACCGCTTTGGTGTTTCCCGAAAGTCGTGGTTTGGAATAGAGCAGCAGGTCAACGACTACCTTGCCTCTCAGGGCTTCGAGCCAGGCGTACTGGAGTACGTAGATGGCTCTCCGCTGACTGTAGATCGTCCGACCCAACTGATCCAGCGCGGGGATAATCTTTACAGCGTCAAGCGTCCGGCATCATTCCCTGTGAACCTCAGCGGAAACTGGGCAACTGATCAGTTGTTGCTTGTTACACAGGTAGATAGAGACCTTCGTTCGCAACTTGCTGCATCAGATGGCGGTTCGAATATCGGTTTCCGTAGCAGAACTGTAGACGCAAAGCTGAATGAGCTTATTTCGTTGGCAGACTTCGGGGCAGTTGCTGATTATTCTGGAACTCCCGAGTATGACGGAAACGACGGATCCAGAATCACCGCAACCGACAACACGGCTGCGTTTTCCGCATTGATCGCTGAGGCAATCAGTCGTGGCGATGCCTGTGTCCATATTCCGGCTGGCCATTGGGGTATCAAGACTGGTCAACTTAACTTCAGCAATTTCGAGAAAATTAGAATCGTTGGTGATGGTATTGACACAACCATCATTGACTTTATTCATGAGTACGCGCCAGTAACTGGTGGTGGGTATGTTACTAACGACATTTCCCATGCTATTGCGAAGTTCTCGTCTGGAGATAGTATTGAATTCTCAAACCTGACCATAAAGGGCACGACCAAGAAAGGGCTTGTGACCGGCACTCCAGGCTCAAACTGGACGTATGAGGGTGCTGTGTGGGGATTTATCCTGCAAAACGTGAATCGCATTCGGCTTGATCGTGTTCGCGTAGAGCACTTCAACTATCGTGGATTCTCGATGTATGGCCCTGAGACTAAAGAGGTAATCATCAACGAGTGCGAAGGGTTCTACAACGTAGGTTCAGGTTTCTGGGTCGAAGATACTGACTCCCTTCTGGTAACTGGCGGAGAGTTTGCATACAACGGCATCTCAGGCGAGGTCGGAACTGGCTACGGAGTAACTGGCTCTACTCGCGTTGGAAACATGGTTGTGAGTGGCGGTTACTACCACCACAACTACCGTAAGGGGCTGGATACACACGGCGTACATCATTTCCGTCTTCTTGGCGGACTGTTCCAGGCAAATATATACAGTCATTGCGACGTTCTTCGGTACGCAACTGATCCAACCGGCTGCACGACGCAAATTAAGGGAACTACCTTTACTTCCGGCGTTGATACTGACGAACAAGCCTGGATTCTCGCAGAGTACAACCTGCGCAAAACAAATGGGTACACATTTGCAGGCGGCCATGTTTTTCGAGTCGTCGACAACTCACCCGGAAAGAGTGTCTCGGTTCATGTGAGCGAAATCGCTGTTCGTGGGCACTACGCTCCGCAGCGTACCGTTGGGTTCACCGAGGGTGGCCCGGTCCCGTTCCAGTTCTCCACGACGCTCGGTCGCATGTCGTGGATTGGAAATGAGATAGATCTGACTGGATATGAGTTCTCGGCCTCTGGAACCTTTGGAACGCACTGTCTATTTGATGGCCTGGCCGCCGAATTCGAGTTCAAGGATGGACTGCTTAACTGTCCGGCTGATGGTGCGTTCACAAACACGACTACCAGCTTGTCCGACAAGAGCAACGTGTTCATTCTTCAAGGGGTTTCTACCTACACCTCTCGGGTATCGTTCGATAATTGGAGGATGCGTGTTAATAACCTTTACTTGTCGTCAGCAGCTTCCTCTGTGGGTACGGGAGCTACTCGGCAGGCTATCAACTGGGCGAACACAGGCAGAATCGTAACGAACTGTTCCTTCGGGTGGGCTTCTGAGCCGTATACAGCGCTGGCGCCACTTGAGAGATTCAACAACTTGCATTTCCTGGGAGCGTGGCAAGCAGGGCCTTTGAACCCATCTCTCTCATATCTTCGTAATAACTACGTTATTACCGGAGGTCGAACCTATTCCCTTCCTGATGATAGCCTGGCTGTATTGAACAGCCGCAAGCCTTACTCGTTCCCCAATGTGACTAAAGCGCTTGGTGCTCAGGTGTTCTCTATTGTGATGGATAAACAGTCTGGAAGCTTGGTCAAAATTTCTACAGGACTGAGCGGAGAGGAACTGAACATTTCCGTCTACAGCGGAGACTTCACGGGTATTTCCGGATCTGGTTCTAACCCATATCTTGAGTTCGATTCTGCTGACCCGAACTACCTAGTGAATGGAGTAGCCAAGCTGCGTCTGAACGTAAAAGCCAAGATCGCTTTAAATAACATAAATCTGTTTGGGGAGATTTGGGCGTATGGTCGATATCCGTCGCTCGGTATCGAATACGTTTTTGCAACTTAAGCCCATGGGGAGAATTATGCCTATCACTGAGCAGCAACTGCTGCAGATACTCCCGAACGCCGGCCCTCGAGCCGGCGTTTTTGTTGGTGCGCTGAATCGCGGGATGACGCGCTTCGGTATCACGTCGCCTGTGCGCGCGGCGGCGTTCCTCGCCCAAGTTGGCCACGAAAGCGGCCAGTTGACCCACCTGGTGGAGAACCTCAACTACAGCGCCCGCGGCCTGGCTTCGACCTGGCCGAGCCGGTACCTCGGCGCCGACGGCCAGCCCAACGCCCTGGCGCAGCGCCTGGCGCGCAACCCCCGAGCCATCGCCAACAACGCCTACGCCTCGCGCAACGGCAATGGCGACGAGGCGTCCGGCGACGGCTGGCGCTTCCGCGGGCGCGGGCTGCTGCAGATCACCGGCCGGTCGAACTACCGCGCCGCCGGCGCCGGGCTGGGCCAGCCGCTGGAGGCTGAGCCCGAGCTTCTCGAGCAACCGGAGTGGGCGGCGCTGTCCGCCGCCTGGTGGTGGTCGACGCACGGGCTGAACGACCTGGCCGACCGCGGCGAGTTCGCCGCCATCACCCGTCGGATCAACGGTGGACTCAACGGCCAGGCGGAGCGCCTGGCGCTGTGGGAGCGAGCTACGGAGGTATTGGCATGAGCGCCTTCGTCCGAGTGTCGCCAATCCTGGAGAAGGCAGACGGCAAACTGTTCTTCGATTGCCCAGGCTGCGAGATGCTGCACGGCGTCAACGTCGAGGTCGACGGTCCGCCGCGCTGGAGCTGGAATGGCAGCGTCGACAAGCCGACTTTCCATCCGTCGATCCTGTGTCGCTATCCATGGCGCCTACTGGAGAACGGGGAGCGCGAACAGGTCGTCTGCCACTCCTTCGTTACCGATGGCCGCATCCAGTTCCTGAGCGACTGCACGCACCACCTGGCTGGCCAGACGGTCGATCTGCCGCAACTGGAGGATGACGAATGACCTGGCTCAGCTACTGGAAGCCCCTGGCCCTGGTGCTTGCCGCGCTGCTGCTGATCGGCGTGGGCGCCGCCGGCGGTGTCTGGATCGGCGCGCGGCACTACCGGCCTCAGCTCGACCGGGCCGCCCAGGACCTGACGGCCTGTCGCGCGGCCCGGGGCAACCTGGAGTCCCTGGTAGGCCAGCAGAACGCGGCCATCGCCGGCCTGGCTGATCAGGCCGAGCTGCGCCAGGCGAAGGCCGCCCAGGCGGTTGCCGATGCTCAGCAGCAGGCAGGCCAGCGCTTCGCCGCCGCGCAGCGCCTGCAGCAGGAGCACGCCGAGGGTGAACAGTGCGCAGCGGCAGAGGCGGTCATCGACAAGGAGCTGGGGCTATGAAGCTGCAGGCGTGGCGAAAGACTGCAGGTGCAGCGATTTCCGGCAGGTGCAGCCGAAAGGTGCAGGTGGTGCAGGTGCTGGGGTTGGTGTTCGCGCTGGCTGGGTGCGCCGCCCGGCAGGAAGCCGAGCCGCGCACGGTGCGCGTAGATGTGCCGGTGGCGGTGCCTTGCCGAGTGCCGCCGGTGGAGGTGCCGGCCTGGGCAACCGCTGGGCTGAGGAAGGGCGACGATATCCAGACCAAGGTCCGTGCGTTGCTCGCCGAACGCTTGCAGCGGATCGGTTACGAGGCGCAGCTCCTGGCTGCGAACCAGGCCTGCCAGGATTAGGAGTAGACTACGGCCTTTTCCTACGGAGCTCGGTGATGCTGGTGATTCGATTCAAGGGCTGGTCGGTGAAACTCGACCACCAGGTGGGCAGCGCTGGGAAACATGGCATCTGGTCGTTCCACGGCTCGGAGAGCAGCTACGTGCCGGACATGCAGACGATTCTCCGGCACGCTGCTATTCGGCCTGCGGAGCCGAAAGAAGGCGGGGAGGTCGAGGTATTCATCTGTAATTCGCGCATGCCGCAGGATGAGTGGCGGCCTGTCGGTAGCGGCGTTGCGGCCTACGAGTCGGACCGCTGAATGCTGGCCGTGACGGAAACGTGAAGCACGGAAATGGAAAACGTGAAAAGGAATTTCACGATTGGCACAGTTTAAGTGATTGCGGTCGGCGTAAACTGTTGTAATATAAGCGCTTCTGAGGTGCGAGACAGGATTTAGGTTCCAGCGCCGCAAGGCGTGAGAGTTCGAGTCTCTCCGTCCGCACCACCTTCAGGCTCGGCTTGTCCGGCCGCTGCGGTTGAAGCCGGAACGTCCGGCACGATTCACGATATGGTGGGCGTAGCTCAGTTGGTAGAGCACAGGATTGTGGCTCCTGGTGTCGTGGGTTCGATTCCCATCGTCCACCCCATATTTCGAAGCGCCAGGCCTTGTGCCTGGCGTTTTCGTTTGCGCTTCTCGATCTCTTCTCCGCTTGCCTTTCCGGCACCCAACCCGCCCTCATGGGGCGACGGCAGGTTGAACTTGTTCCAGCTCCGGCGCTCTTAAGCGAGCCCGTCGTTCCTGGCGGGTCCGTATATGCAGTCTGGGTGAAGCGACATGTCGATGAAATGGACCGAGCAGCGCTTGCGCAAGGCTCTCAAGCAGATGGCGAACAATCATGAATCGGCTGCGGTCGAGGTCATGCGCGCCGTCGAGCGGGCGAACGATCCGAAGCTGGCGCAGCGCCTGCTCGAGGTGATCGAGCAGATGCACCAGGATGCCGATGCGCTGCGCTCCATCGACGACGAAATCGCCAGCGGCGTGATCCGTTGCCAATGAGGCCGTAGACGCTCCGCAGTTCAGGACTTCCCGGCGGAAGCCGGCGCATCCGGCCGGTTCGCCAGTTTCGGGCGCAAGGTCGCGCCCTGGGCTGTGTTCCGGCGAACGGTATAAGGTTGGCGGCCGCGGAAGGCGAAGGCGGTGAACAT